CTAAAAACGCCTCAATATATAATGGTAACTTTTTGGATTTAATTGTGTTACCTGTAAGTTTAACTTTTCCACTTGCCTCCATAACCGCATAGTTCTTACGAGCCAAGTTAATACATGATGGCCAAGTCCCATCGGTATCTAACGCCATCTCGCCTCTCATGAATAAATCATTAAACTCCGCAACATCGGCGTCATCTCCTGTATATTCCTTACCCTCTTTAACTTTCCAATTTAATCCTTTACCAACGTATTGTCTATTTTCCCACCCTTCAGGTTTAGAGAAGTTGACACCATCGGTATCCATTACAAGAGGGGTATATCCTTTCTTCATAAAGAATTTAATCATTTGACGAAGATATTGACGACCTGTACAAGTAATCTGTTCTCCCATATACATGTCCCCCCAAGCAAATACTTGTGGTGCGGATAACGCTCCAAATAAAGAGTTAATAAAAATCTTAATAGGTAACTGTTTACGGTCATAAGATAATGATTTCTTTTTATCCTTATCATACCACTCGGACGCCAAGTTTTTATACATGATACGACTATTTCTGAAATACGCTAATAAACCTTTCATCGCCCCTGTAACATCACATTCAGGGAACACATCATGAACTAACTGAATTGATGGGTATAGTGAAGAGTAATCGAGTTTTAATACGTTTCTTGAATAACCAACTTTTAGAAGTCTTGATAGTCCACCGACAAAATCTGTCTTATCTTGTTTCTTTGGGATTGCCAATTTATGTTTATATGACCATGCCAACATAATCATTTTCCATAATGTTGCGGTACCCATTGTTGAAACTCTTTCATAAGTTGTTGGTACTAATGACGCCAATAGAAAGGTCCCTTGGTTAAACTCATCATCGACCAATAATGTTTCCTCTAAGTCATCATCAAGATATCTCTCAACAATGTTGTCCCCTGTAACTTTAATGTATGTCCCAGGAAATCGTGTATCTAAATCATTGAATTCGGGTTTATCTGCTCTTTTGTATTTACCGTTTTTAACATTTAACCAATATTCATTTTTATCCTTATACATTGACCCAATCTCTTCATGAGATATATATACACGGTCAGGAGCTTCAGCTTTAATGTACTGAGTAATATACTTCAAACCCGCTGACTTAATACCCGAATTAATTGCTTGAGCTCGTCTTACAGAGTGAATAATATCAATTACATTATAACCCCAAATACCAACTTGATTGTATCTCTCAACCTCATTGGCAAGTTTTAACATATTTTCGCTCTGTCTTAAATTTTGTTTTGGATTTAAGGTATGACAGATTTTTTTGATATCCAAATGAAGAGCCTTGCATCTCTCTAATATCCAAAACCAATCGAAGTTTGCGGAATTGTATCCACCAATAATACTTGGTTTTAATTCATCAATAATTCTAAAGAATTCGACCAAACCTCTGCGTTCCTCATCCTCATCCGAACACTCAATAACTTTTTGATAACCTTTATTAGTTTTAATTCCTATCATGAATATACGACCGTCTTTTGGTTCTAACGCGGTCGTCTCTAAGTCGAACACAAATCGAGTGATGTCATTGTATTCTTCATATCCTTTAAATAAACGTTTCTCTCTTGAAATTAGATATTGTTCTACAGGAGGTAGAATCATAATCTTGTCTTTGGTGTTTTCTCCCCATGGGTCTACCCCACCCTCTCTAAAAAATTGGATTAATTGTCGATAACCTTTTAAACATTTGACAATATATTTTAATCCTTGTTCTAATCTGTCATTACCTTTGGTCTCTAATTTCTCAATCATAATTCCATGTTTGGACATGGCCTCTTTCTGAAGACCTTTTGATGATTGATAAAAATTTAAACCACGTAAATCACCAACCCACGCAAATGGGGTAAAAGTATCTTTACGTATTTCTTTTCCTTTCCCAGGAATTTCTTTGATTTTATAAATTGAGTCCGTTAGGTAATCAAACTCAATGGCAACGATGTGCTCTTCAGGGTCGTTCCCTTCTAGGAACGCTTTAATCTCTTCTTGTGATATCATATTTTACTTTTTTAGAGTGACATATTAGCTCCGACATAAGTCAGGTTTGTCTTGTTTCTATAAATATATCGGAAATCTTTGGGTAAGTCAAATGGGTAAAAAACCCTAAGTTATATTATTTTTTTGAAAATAACTTTCAATTCTTTGACTTAATCTAACTCTTGGGTCATCATGGGTTCTACCCAAAACATGATATGGAACTATAAAACCAAAACTCAAAAATACTCTTCTTGAATTAAATTCATTTGTCCAATGTTTGTATAAAGAAGCTTCAAATCCATATAAATCGGTTTCTTGTATCTTAATTGAGTCCTTATCCAAAAATAACTCATAATCTTCTGACAAAACACTAATGTTACATTTGTAATTTATGTAACCATCAATTGATGCGTCATAGTGTGGATTTATTTTTCCACCCCTATCCATATCGACCGCCTGTAAAAAAATATTATCTTTTGGGAAATTAAATTTTTCTGATATTCTATCTATAATTTTATAAAAAAAATCAGGTAATGGTTCTTTTGAAACATCTGTAATTGATTGAAATTTTGTAATGTAATTAGTTAGTGAGGTATTGGATATATCAAACATATACGATTTACCTTTTAGGTCTTTGGATAATTCTGTTAAGTGGTGATTACTATTATTACCATTATGATTAACCGAATCAACCCAATTAACTATTTGGTTTACCTCATCTTTTGTAATAAAGTTTTTTTTTAACTTAAAAGGGGTTGATTCCGTATTTTCCAATTTTTTTAAGGTTATGTTTCTCCAAAAATTCTTTTGGGTTCATTGCCTCAATTATTGTTAATTCCGCAGAATCAATCATCTGTTTGGCCTTTTCTTCTGTAACCGCCATAACACATAATTTATGTGTTGCGGGTAATTCTCCTGTTGGTGATAAATCTATTTTTAAGATATTATCATTTTTCATTTTTTCTCTTGCTTGTGAAACTTTAGATTCTTCACACAATATACAAATTCTCATAGGGTTATTTTTTTAGTAAATTAAGTAGTTCTTTTTTTTCTTCTCTTGACATTGGTTTACTCTTAAACATATTAAAAACTTCAGTTATTTCTTCAGAAGTATATGTGTTAAGTAATGTGGTTTTTGTTTCCTCACATTCTCTATATGTCATTTCATAAGCATCCTTTGAGTTATCAACCCAAACATCATTTTCTAAAGATTGTAGAAACTTATTATCACTTTTTCTTTTAATATATTTTATCATTTTTTTAATTTTTATAAAGTTAGTCGTTGAATACCTCAAACGTTAATGTTCCACTAGAACAGAATTGATTTACTAAATTGGTTGACATTTCTAAATTCACAAAACCATCTCCAGCATCAGAATATGTTCCTAAATAACTTGTATTTGGTAAAAAGTTTAAGTAAGTTATAAGTTCTGACATATCATTTACGGTACCATTCCCGTAAAGTGATTGAATGTAATTTCCATTACAAAACAAAGAAATACTAGGATAATCAATAGGAAATGATGATTCTACAGTTCCACTTATTACAATTGGTGTTGTTCCGGTATCTTGTTTGATTTGAATATCAATAGGAAAATAATACAAACTATCACCAACTGATTCAAGTATCTCCGTATCAAAAACCGCAACAACAATCGTTTCATCTTTCTCGGATAAACTTATAGGACCTACAAAAGTTTCTAATAGGTTAGGACCAAAATACGGATTTGGATTTGAACCATTTAAAACAAATGTTGTGTTTCTATTAAAAGTATTATACAATGGTCCTGTGGTCGAATTATATCCAAAATAAACGCCTGACCCAAAAATATCATAATCCCACCCAATATCAAATCCCAAATTGTTTTCTAATACTTTTACCACTAAATTACCGCTAGATTCTAAAGTAGAACCGTTACTCCAATTTGTTGGGGATTCTCCTGTTGCAATGAATGCACAACCTGTTACGTTAGGATTAACCTCAGTAACTGTAATTGTTATGTCATTTGCGGGAGTACTACCACTAAGTTCAGTTCCTAATATTGTTATTGTATCTCCTACAACATAATCAACTCCATTAGTGTCAATAATAACTGAATTAGTTGTTGTCCCACACCAATAAGCACTAAAAGACGCCCCACTACCAGAACCACTTGTTGTTCCTGTAAGACCATTAAAATACGAATAAGGCACCGCTGATGAGGTCCAAACATAATCAATATTAAGAATCTCTGCGCCACTTTGGATATCAGCAATATTACTAAAATCATCATCACTAATATAATCAGTTATCGTGTAAGTTTCACCTATAATTAAACCATCATTAAAATTAAATAATTCGGTACCGGTCTGAACTCCTAACTGAGTTAATAGTGCTTTGTAAGTTGCTAAACCACTTGTTGTTCCCGTAACATTTAAATTTCCATTAATTGTTATATCACCCGTTATGGTTTGTCCTGATAAGTTATTTACTATATATTTTGTTGCCATTTTTTTATTTTTTAATTTATTTAGTCAATAGGTAATCCCAACTTATAATCAACCGTTATATTACTCCACCCAATACCAAATTCATATTTCATAACTTTATCAACAACAACGTATGACTCAAATTGTGTTGTACCCGAACTAACATCACTATTAATGAAAATACCACTTAAAAAATATACATCATTTGTGGTGTTTCCTGTTGTTGCTGCTGGTAAATTTGCGATAATATAATCATAGGCGTCATCTCTAATTATTTGTGTTGCTAAAATCATTTGTTTATTATAGACTTGTTCAGTAGTACCTGTAAAATTTGATAATGAATATTTGTGTGGCCATAAAATATCAGTTAATTTCCAAAAAGAATAATTACCATTGTCAAATGGTGGATTTTCTATATTTGGTGCATTAGTTAATACATTTACAACTTGGTCAATTGCTCCCGCAACGGCACCACAGGTATTATCAGTTAAACTATTTGCTTTACCTCTTCTTAACATTCTACCTGAACGTCCATCTTCAGTAATACCAATGTGAGGCATACTTGTCACAAACAAGGTTCCACCAAGAGTTGTTGCCACGTGACTTGAAAACGCTCCAAACCCAACACTACCAACAAACGGATAACCCGCTAATCCACCTGACATAAATGGCCCTAAAAACGAATTAATACTTGTTGGCCATCCACCGATATTTCCTGGTAAGTATGCAGCATCCACATCATCAGAACAAATACCTTCAGCTAAAACAATATCAGTTGATGGTATTCCTTCATCTGTAATATATTGTGTTGTGTATGTTCCCCATACTTCAGATAATACCGCTTCTGAGAATGGTTGTACTCCTCCGTCAACGGTAACAGTTCTTACTGTTTGAGTATATGCACTCTGACCTGTTAATGGTGCTGGAACATTTATTTCATACATTCTATCATATAATGGAACGTCTAATTCGTATGTTCCGTAAGGATAATCCGAAATATTATCAAATGGTATTACTTCAGACCCTAAATCAATGGTTCCACCCGTTGTGGGTAAAAAAGTAACATTTGCCGTAAGCCCTGATAAATTTGTGCTTGTTATTCTAATTCCTTGTATCATTTTTTTGTTTTTTGTTTTTTTATTTTATTATAATATTAAACCGAAATTCAAATCATTTTCTGGTATGTCTAATGCGTTTAACCCACCTAAACAAGGTGCTTCAGTTAATGTTTCTATTGTTAAAACATCAGATTCATCGTAATATGATAATCTATCATCACCATTTTTATTTTTGAATACGTTAACTGTTGTAATATCATATAACATACCTGTACTTAAACAAATACCATCAACCTCGGTATTAACAATATTCCATTGGAATGAATCGCCTATTTGATTACTACGGAAATTATCATCTATAGTGTTATTATAGAAATATTCACCAACGGTATTATTGTAAAAATGATTTCCTATTTTATTTCCTTGAGGGAATGTTAATCCAAAACCAAAATTCTCACCTATGGTATTATAATTAAATGATGAACCAATTTGATTATATTGGAATCCATCGGATATGTTATTATTGTAAAAACTTTCACCAATATTATTATTAATAAAATTATTGCCAATAACATTTCCATAACAATTACTTTTAAATGTGTTAGAATAAACATTACCCAAAAAGTCGTTGCTTAAAGTAAAAGGACCAAAGGTATTATTCCCACACTCCCCACTAAATTCATTTGCGGAAAATCCCCAATCTGTTTTATTAAAATAAAACTCTCCATATGTTATATTACCCTTAAATTCATGGAATATTTGGTTGTTGTAAAAATCATCTAAGATGGTATTATTTTCAAATCGATTACCAATAACGTTATTATGAGTATTTGCAGTGATACCATTATCCTGAAATTCATTTCCTATTTGATTTGAATAAAATTCATAAGTATATGGGTTATTTATATCTCCAATATCATTTGAACCATAATATTCACCTATTTTATTAACGTAAAATTGACAATAAATGTTGTTATTATAATATCCGTTTCCAATTAAATTACCATAAAAGTATGAATATACATCATTACCATTATATCCATTACCAATATCATTTTTATAGAAGTCATTATAAACTTTATTATTATTAAACTGATTTCCTATTTCATTATTTTGAAAATCACCATCAGTCCAAACATTACTATTAAAATCATTTCCAATATTGTTTCTATAAAAAGAACCACCTAGTAAAGTGTTACTATAAAAATCACTACCAATTCTATTATTATTGAAATTTGATGTGATGTAATTGTTATTAAACCCTTCTCCAATTATATTACCGTCAAAATCATCGTTTGTTGAGTTGTTATAAAAACTATCGCCTATTTGATTATTATCGCAATCATCATTAAATGTGTTATTATATGAATTATTACCAATTGTGTTATTAAAAAACTCTCCACTAATAAAAACGTTGTTGGCCAAAATAAATGTATTTCCATCCCAATCATATAAATTTGAGTAGTTACCAATATAGTTATTAACCGCACCACCGTCTAAATTAACACCACCAAATGTTGTGTATTCGTAAACTTGGTCTTGTCTTACATTGGGTTGGTAATAACTCATTATACCATCATCATTTCCATAATAATAAGGTGAATCAGTAGTTTCACTTATTGTTACACCTGATATAATTGCTAAAGAATTACTTACAACAGATAAAACTTCAAAAAATGAAGGATTTAAATTTTGTACTGAAACAATGTCACCAGTTGAGAAATTTGAGGTAAATGTTGTCCCCGTGTTACCATATAACACGGCAGTTGTTCCTGTTAAACCACTTATCCCAACAAGACCACTTAATGGACTATCTTCGTAATATGAATAACCACGATATCTTTTAAATAAAATTGTTCTGTGGTCATAATCTGTTCTGTTATTGAACTCGTCAATTCTTTCCGAAATTCTACCATAGGCAATACCTCCAGTTACTTCAGTTTCACTAAACGTCCAATCATACTGAATTCTATCATTAGGATATGTAGGTTGATATGCGGTTGAACTAATTGTGTTCGCACTTGTTGCAAAAACAATAATTGGTTCTATTTCAGATGTTTTATAGTTACCTACTGTTATTGCGTTACCGTTAACATCAAAATCAGGTTGGTCATAACAAGTTTGAAAATCTGTTATTATATAATAACTTCCAGCGGTTAATGTTTCACCCGTAATGTTATTTACAAGTTCTGAGTAAGTTACCGATGCCAATACGCCAGCGGTAATTGCGGAATATGATATATGGTATGTATCACCACTCAACTCTACGGGAAATAATGTATCCGTTGTTACTCCCGAAAGATATGTTAGTTGTCCAATTGTTTTACCTGTTAATGCCATAATTTGTTTTTTATTTTATAAATAGTCTAAAGTTTTATATTAATACATTAAGTATTCATCATCACCAACAATCAAATATTCGTCATCACCAATCAAAATTGGGTTAATTAAAAAGTCTGGAGTTGTGGTAGTCGTTGTTGTTGTCGGTAATGGTGTCGGTGTCGGTGGTGGACATGTTGGACAACTTGGACATGGGGTAGTAGTTGTTTGAGTGACCACAGGTCCATTAATACAACAAGGGAATTCAGACACATAACAACTATCATATGGTAAATCGTCAGCAATAAATGAGTCTTGGACATTAATATAAAGTTTTTCTCTAATTGGTAATATCAATACACCATCACTACTTCTTAACATAAATTGACCTTCATATCTACCGACCTTACTTGTATCTCGGTTAGTAAATTGATAATACAAATAATATTCGGGTTCTGCGTTTGGTTCTATAAACGTCTTCTCAACAAACCCCGCAGGTCTTGAGGTTATTTTCGGAATTCCTGTTTCAATATCAACCATAGAAAAGAATAAAGAAGACACCTCAATCAATTTCATAAAATTGTTGTATTCACTTCTCCCATCCTTCACCACCTGTAATTTAATGACGGGTAGGGTTGCGTTTTTTTTGATATAGAACTCCATTAATTATTTTTAATAATAAATAGTTGGAATTACATAAAATAAACGAATTAACTTTCTTTTCTTAGACTTCCATCATAAAAATCAAATCTATCGTGTTCTGTCGGAGTTAGTAATAGAACACCCGATTTTAAATTACCTTTAATTGTTTCTTGAAACATATAGCTCATCCATGTTTGTTCAAATTGATGTCCCCATGTCGTTTCTAAAAACATTTTACGATTTCCGTCTTTTGAAACTATTTGAGGCCAGTTACAATAATAAATCTCACCTGTTGAGTATGGTATCCCGTTATGGGTCTTAATCGATTCAAATTTTGTTCTTGGGGCGTTTGGGTCCAAACCTTGAACGGGTAGTTTTTTATTGTTGGGCCAAACAACTTCTCTGACTACTTGAGGAACATTGTACCAACTCCATTGAGTGGAATTATCTCCATAAAATTCACTAAAATTTAATTTTAAAAAATCTAAATTCTCTTTGTTAATTATTGATAAAGATTTTGTATATAAATTATCGACATATCGATTAAAACCATTCCTACAAACTTCATTTTTTTTAGGGTAAAAAAACATATCATCTTCAAAAAAGAACATATATTCTAAGTCCGTTTTATCAAAATGTTCGGCAATAAATTGTCTCCCACCACAAATCCCTAAATTATCTTTTTTAATATGTTCAAAATTATATTCACGACAAAGTTCTAAGTATTTTTCTGTGGTCGATAAATCATTTGAATTGTCTAACAAATATTTTTTAGTTTTATCTAAAAAATTAGAATCGTATTTTTTCATTGAGAAAATTAGGGTTTCAAATTGTTTTGGACTATTAAACCCAATAACATATAACCCAACTTTACTCATATCCCCAACTTTAATCACCTTTCCACCCGTTAGTTCATTCTTAAGATTTAAAGTCCCGTTTTTAACATTCTCAAAAAATAACCAAACCAAACCATTACCTTCTATTTCAGAATAATCAAACAACATAGGATATTTGTATAACATAATACTAAAGATACTTTCTTCGGTTCCCATATACCCACTTGATAATGTTGTGTTTAATAATTGGTAATATAAATTATTAATTTCTGTGATAGTCTCTTTTGGTCCCCCAAAAAATCCTCCTCTTGCAACTTTGTTAACTTTATTTCCTGATAACTCACATAATTTTTTAAACTCAAACCCGTGTATTTCTGAGGTTGTTTCGTAAGGAAATGTTATGAATGTGAATTTATTAATTAAGTTAGGTAACTTGTCAATTACTTTATCGTGAGTAAAATACCCTGAATTAACAGTATTTGTCAGCCCTGCATCTATCCAAAAAAGGTAATCCGAGTTAAATGAATCGAGTAATTTTGCGTCATGTAACAAGAATACTTTGGACATAACCAAAGGATTATACATCTCTAACTTTGCTTGTGTTGAATCTTTTAACCAACCTACTTGATTAAACCAATCAGGGTTATTTCTAATCTTTTGAATTTTATCGTAAAACTCGTTATTTTTAAACCATGATAAATCTCTATTAATAAATTGTGTGTTTGATTGGTTTCGTCTTTCCCACACAAATTTTTCTAATTCAGAATCCCCAAAAATAATAAGGTTATTCTCCGTTTTTAATAATTCACTAAATTTAGTTAAATAATGGTTTTCATAAGGTCTTGACCAACCTTCCGTTAGTTCACCTCTACCTAAATCCCATAAACCTGTTACTAATGTCACCATATTATATGTTTTAATCTAAAGGTAGTTTATCGATAAATTTAAATTCTTCAGGAATGAAAAATTTTGCCTCTAATTCTAATATTTTTGGGTGATTACAACCTGTATTACCGAGACTATTGGAATGTCTAATCACAGGAAAAGTTGTTACTCCTTGGAAGGAATGCCAATTATCGTAAGTTGTAAGTTTATCATTATCTCTTTCATATGGAACAACATACATTTTTATTTTTTTAAATAGAAAATAATATGTTATTAGAATATCGTCAGATTTTGTTTTACCGACAAAATTGTTGTGGAAATCCTGTTCGAAATATTTTACAAAATATGATGCGGATTTATAATGTTGTAACATACCACTAATTCTTGTTGGTTTGGTTACACAAATTACCCATGAATCTCTTAAGTCGTTGTATCTACTCCCAACCAACCCTCTACCGTCATATAAGATAACTGAGTTTGGTAACTGTTCATGATATTTTATATGTTCAATAACCATGTCAGGATGATACACTAAGTCATCGTCTACAACAATTAATAATGTCTCGGGCGATTCTCTAAGTATGGTTGGTATAACTTTGGTCGGAGGTCCCATGTCCTCAACCCTAAATACCTTTAAGTGAGGGTATTTATTTTGGAACCCTATCAACCACTCAGGAATAAGATACTCTTCTCCCGTTACGGAATAAACATAAGGAAGGTTTAGGTGAACTTCATAGTTACTATAGTTTTGTTCGCAAACCGATTGGACAACTAATTTAAATCCGTCCTCAACGGGATGGATTAACCTTTCAGGAACGGTTGTTAACGTTATTACAATTTTATTTATCATCGCTACTTACATGATTTATTTTAATGTCTTTATATCCTTCACCAAAATAATCAACAACGTCATTTTTATAGGTGATTCTAATCTTATTAAATTCTCGTATTTTTATTGCTCTACGACCAACCTCCTCTAAACCTAATTCCCCTTCTTTACCTCTACGAATGTCGGACTCCAAATCCCAAATGTCACCATTAACTTGAATTAAATCTTTGATTTTTTGATTAATAAATTCATAATGGTCCTTGAGATATCCGTCAATTTCAAATCTCAAGTCATTAATTTCTTTAGAGTTTTCGGCGTCCGCTCTTTCTTTTTTTAATATTGCAATAGAATACCTATCTAATATTTCACTAATTGGCATTTTCATATTTATAAATTACCTGTTATTCTTTCGCACCATCCTTTAGATGTGCTATAAGGCCATACGACCCAATATTTTGGTTTATGTATTGTTTGAAAGTCTCTCCACACTTTACAATACCCATCAGGGTCTCTCATCATATTATTAATCTCATTGATATCCGCGTCTTTTCTAAAAATGGTTTCATCTTTCTCATCGTGAAATGCCACAACCCAAAATTCATAATCTTTTTCAGGTACTTGAGTAAATCCAATATCGATACAATGTTTAAAGATACGAGCAAAACTACTTTCCCATTCTTCTTCCGTCTCAAATATTTGTGGGTTTGGTGGATAATGTTTGTCTAATGTATATTGTTGGACGGCTCTTCTTGAGAATCGTAATCCTGAATATATTTCATAATCTTTTAATGTTCGTTCTGTCCCGAATCCGTATTTACTAAAATCTAAAGTAATTTCTTCGCCGTCCATCCCGAATAATTGTCGATTTTTTTTATGGGATAATTCATTTTTCTTACCCCACTCCTTATCATCGTCCCATTGTTTGGTTCTACCCTTACGAGTGTATTCGTGCCAAATGACTACTTTATGAGGATGAAATAAATCATAACCATGGGTAAACGCTCTAACTGCGATTGAGATTTCTTCTCCATGAAAATAAAACTCAGGGTCATGTTGGACCTCTTCACAAAACTTTCCTAACGTAAAGGCAAAGTGGGCGGAATAAAATCTTGACGTTACAGGTTCTTTCATTTCTCTCCAATTTGGGATTGTTTCAGGTAAGAAGAATACTGCTCCTTCGGGAATAAATCTATCAAACGACATTCTCCATGGTTCTGTAACTCTGCCTGAGGGGTCGTTGTCGGGGTCGAAAGATGAAACGTATCCTGTTAATAAAGGTTTAGGAAATCCTTTCTTTTGAAGTTGTTTAATCATTTTGATTAGGGTGTCGTCCCAATCCTTTTCAAACCTCATATGAGAATCTATCTGTAAAGTATATTCTTCCCCTTTATATAATTTTTGTGTTAAATTTCTTGCCCAACAAACACCTTTTGATTCGGAATATAAAACATCCTTAATCCTAAATCGTTTATCGTCTCTATATTCATCAAGATTATCAAAGTTATCGTCAGGATGATATTGTCGACAAATTGATAAAACAACGTCCTTAGGTTTTTTGGCGTTTTCCAACATACTTTTAATTGTTGGGATTAATTGAGGGTCGCGATAAGAGGCGATTTGGACAAATATCTTCATAAAGTTTTAATGAAAAAATATATAATAATTAAAAAAACTAAATGGTGTTGTAAAATCAACAATTAATAATTTTACGTAAGACAAGGTCCTAATGTTGAGGTTGACATGTATTGTGAGTGAATACCTTGTGGAGTCCAAGAACCAATAGGCGTCCCTGTAATAGAACCATCATATAATGTGGCATAAAAAATAGTAACATTGTCACCTAAAATAGGACTATAATACCATGTAGTGTTACTAGGGTTCCACCAAACATAATTACTATTTACTACATAATATGGGAATCCGTTATAATATCCAGAATATAGGATTGATTCTGATATAATGTATGGTTGACTATAATGTGTAAAACATATTACAGTCCCCATAGGACAACTACCGTCAAAACAATCCCCTAAAATATCAATAACGACAAGGTTAGGATTTGAGGTTGGTAGTTTACCACAAACATATAATATTGTAAAAGGGTTAATCACACCATAAAAAATAGTTCCATTACATTGGGTATAAGTAAATTCCTGTTCGGTGTCGGAGGTATTGTTAAACAAAATACAATTACAATTAATTATTGGGGTTGGTGTAGGTGTTGGTGTTAATGTTGGAGTAGGTGTTGGAGTTAAACACGTATATAGTTGAATTATTTCACATCCTAACGAATCAATTAATTTAACAATAACCTGAGAAACACCATCAAGGGGGATTGGGATAGTCACAGTATAAGTTGGGGGTATTGTTGTTGCGGACGAGACTAAATAACAATATGTTAATGTTATATCACACACATATACGTCATATGGTCCTGTACCTGTTGCACCTGTTATCTCAATTGTTATCATTAAACGGTCGGTGTTGGTGTTGGGTAACAATAACCGCTAGTCAAACTAGGAGTTGGTTTAGGAGTTTTACTCGGTGTTGGCGTTTTACTTGGTTCAGGGCACCCACATGGATTGGTACAAGTTGAAGAAGGTGTTGGTGTTTGAGTCGGTGTTGTAGTTGGACTTGAGGTTATTGTCGGTGTTGGTGTCGGCACTTTACAAGGGTCAAAAGTTGGTGTCGGAGTTTGAGTCTGAGTTGGCGTCGGAGTTTGAGTTCTTGTTACTGTCGGTGTTGGCGTAGGTGTTGGTGTGGGTCTTGGGACATTTAATATGTTCGGGCAATCCGAGTTTAATACCAATATTGTGTAAGTTCCATAAACTTCTTTTGGAGGCTCTAGTAATGAAGGGGTAAATTCAAAGGGTAACTCATGGTCACCTAAATTAAACACAATTTCTTCACCATAAGGGTTAAAAAGAATATTAGCTATCTCCCCATCATAATTAACACTCTGTATAATAATACTTTGACTCATATTTTAAAATCTATTTTCTACGGCCAAACATACTTCACCGTTTTCGTTAATTAATCTTTTCATATCAGAAAAGGAAATAAATGCGTGACCTTGTTGTCCCCAACTTCTTCCCCAACTATTCTTTATTCTAAATAACTGTGTAACTGTGTTAACTCCGTTGATTTCATAAGCGTGTCCGCCAGCAATCCCTCCACCAACTCTAATTAAACCATTGCGGTCAGGTCTAAACATATTGTTATACCAATTTGTACCAACCACTACAGGACCCACAGTTAATACAGTATTGACCATTACATTAACATCGAATGTCCAAAGGTAGGATGAAATTTTACCTGTTGATTTAAGATATTTTGCCCCACCTCTAACTGAAGTTCCATCATAATTTTCTCCTCTCCATTCATCAACTTTTTGAGCCTCACGATAGATTATTTGTGGAGGAACAATTGGTCGTATTTTTGATGTGTGTAAAGTTGGGCCATCTTCAATCCAATGAGCCCAAGCGTATCCAACACACATTGGTGTTTGTCCTTGGTCTCCCCACCATACATTATCCTGCCAATACTTTGAAGTGATTCTCGGTGCGGTTAATGGTAATTTATTCTCAATTAAATAATTATGGTCTCTATTGTCAGGAATATGAATCCTACCTAATATTGAGATTGGAAATATTGTTGTTGTTGTGGTTGTTGGAATTATCGTTGTGGTTGTTGTCGTTGGGTCTATAATATCATATGTAAAATCGTCCGTTAAACAAACTTCAGTAGAACAATCAGGACAATCAGGATTAAACATCCTAAATACATTTTTAAGTAAACTAAAATTATGTTTAACTTCAGGTGCTGATAACGGAGTAACGTACATTCTAAATTGAGAAATCCCCCCCTCAAATGTTCCTGCAAAATTTTGTTCAATTTGAATGTTCGTTTTTAACCCATTAAAAGTTGTTCCCGTTAAGTCGTTAATTGGAAAACATTCTGGGTCTTGGATATAAGGGCCATAAGGTAGTGTCATTGATGAAAAGGTTAGATTTTCTCTCAATCCTTGAGTTCCACCACCCCAAGAAACATTAAATGGTACTCCCACTTGTTTTTCTTTATCGGTGTTTAATGCTCTAGGTATTAACTCTTCAAAATCTTCTATAGTATGAAAAATTTTACCATTAATATAAAATTTTAACCTTCCTTTTCTATAATGGCCATTAACCAACCACTTTTCATTTAAATTAACAATCTCGATTTCCTCGGCAGGTTTTGACCCTTCGTGAGTGTATTGTGAGGTAACTAATGACATTGTATTTTGGGCTAATGACTCTAAATAAACTTTTTTAGTAATGTCACCTAACCCCCCTCTATAATTTAAATCACAGAAGTCTAACCATGTATATCTTTCCCATACGGCATCAAGTTGGAACCAATGTTCTAACTCTAACCACGCTGGATTTATCTTAAAACAATCAGGATAGATTGGAGGTGTACAATATTCCGTAACGGTAAATCCTGTGAGATATGTTGTTCCTGTTGTTGAACACGAACCCGTTGTTGTACAATCACCTGTGAATCTTAAAACCTTAACTCCGATTTGAGGATTTTTAGGGTCCCCACAAAGTTTAAATGATAATGCGTTTGACATACCGTCATATAATGGGTCTTTTTCACAAGTGTCCTCAATTGACGTATAACCTGTTGTTTCGCAGTCTACACAATCGGTACAAGTAGTACAGTTTGTACATGTTGGAGTACAAACAGGATTTGGTATACAACCGTTACTTGTAGGTGTTGGGCTAGGTGTCGGTGTTGGTGTTGGTGTTACTAATGGCGGACAATTGTGAGTTTGACATTCCCACCCACATGTTTCACATCCATAACCACCACAATCACATCCACATGTAATTTGTAGATTACGTTCCCCTTTACATAAAGAACATCCGTAATTAATGTGTGGGTCGTGTTTATTGTCTTTAGACCTTGGTGGGTAGACAAATATACATCTACTATCTGTGACAAGTTTATTACAACACGCACAAGTACTCAAACCTGTTAATGGGGTTGTTACTCTTGTATAACCTGTAAAACAATCAGGTGTTCCATCGGCATGGTGATAAAATTTATTTTCTGCTCGGGTACCAAAATAAAAGAAAGTATTTTTATTATTTGGGTATAACTCATTAAGGGTTGTTTCTCCAAGACCTGGAAAATACTCATTAATTAATCTTGGTTTTAAAATCATTTCAACAGACCATCCCTTATTCATTCTTTCAGGAAAAATATCGTAATCGTATTCAAATAACTTATAAAAACCTTGATAAAAACCACCATACAATTCATGGTACCTTCCTTCAAATGGACTATACTTACTAACAACTTCATATAACACAGTATCATTAAATCCTGAAAATCTAATATTAGGATTAGAGGTGTTACCCGTCACTTGAAATAATTTTAATCGTCTATCAAAACTTAATCTATCAAATTTTAAAGAACTAGGTAATAACCCATTTGTAAATGTGATTGTTTCACCTGTCATTTGTGTAACTAATCCATTATCTATCCCTGTCAATCCAATATCACAAGAGGTTTGTCCTGTAATACAAGTTAAATCTAAATTGTTTGGGTTGTAATAATTTTGTGACACAAAAACATTGTCTCGGTTATAGTTTTTGTACGCCAAATTTAAATTTGGTACGGTATCACTATTATTGATGTCAAAATAAAAAGGAAGTCTATCTCCATAGGTTTGTGCAATCAAATAGGGTGAGAACACCACTTCTTGATTGAATCCTGTTTCATCCGATGTTAATGACATATCGTATGAGTCCAAAGAAAGTTTTGGAAACAAATTAGGATACCCGTATTGATTTATATTCTGACTCGACATCTTTTTTATGATAAATACATTAAAACGAAGTATTTATTGATAAAAAAGACATGATTAATTTTAATGAGGAATACTTTAGTAACAATTGTTATTTTTTTCTTAAAGAGAGAGAGGATAAAATATCTTTATACTATTCTGTGGCAGATACTTTAACAGAATCAAGAAAGAAAGACGATAAAAAAGATTTCAAAAAGAAGGATTTAAAAAAAGTTAAAAATATTGTGAATAAATTTTTATCATCAAAAGAAAAGGTAACTAAAAAAGATATTGATAAAGAATTATCTAACGTATCATCGTCAGGTGAAATTGAGGAATTTGTTGATTCTGAGGGAGGTCTTTTAAATACAAGAACACCGTATTTAAACATGGCGTTACACCCTAGAAAAACGATGGACCAAACGATAACAATGACAAGGACTGCTAATGACCCCATAACAAGAGGTTATCGTGTTTATTATGGTGAGAATAAAGAAAATGAAGGTAACGTTGTATCTGAAGTAGATTATTCTGACGCATTTGGTTTTGAAGAAACTGAAGATATGGACTTTAAAAATACTGTTAATACACTTAAAAAAATGGGTGTTGAGAATGCCGTTCATAGAGCGAAAGAATTGGGTAAATTACCTAAGGCGAAAAAACGAAACGGTAAATTAAGACAACGACTATCTGAAAAAGATAGTATTGAAGAACAAGAAAAACAAAAAATGTCTAAAATGGTCGAGGATATTTTGGCAAAAAAGTCCAACAAAGATTCTGACATTTTAAAAAAAGATAACGATAGTAGTGTTAGTAAAATTTTAATTAAAAACCTACAATCAATAAAAAAATTGGCAGATAAAGAGGGTATTAATATCTCCAAGTTAATTAATATATTAAAAACAAGTGAATAAAGATTTATACGGACATAAGGTTTCTTTACCTGAGGATGTTATCAATTATTTGGGTCAATGTTTTGACGCCGCTAAAGGCGCTAGCGAAAATACCGAAGGGTATAAAAGAAACAAAGACCTGAGAGATAGTAAAGAAGTTACTTATCAACAACTTAAACGAATGAAAAATTGGTTTGACGACTTTAATGGTCATGAGAATGAACTTCCCCATATATTAAACGGTGGTCATTATGTTAAAGGTTGGGTTAATACAACATTGGATTCTATGAGAGATAGTATTCATAACACAAAACAAAATAAATCCGAGGTTTTGCCTAATCAATTTATCCAACCACATGAAAAGAACGGTATAAATGATATGAATAGACCCACTAAAAGTCATAAAACAAGTATTGGTGACTATGATTTACAAGTCACTGAAAGCCTAAAAAGAATAAACGACCTAATAAAAAAAATAATATAATATGGCAACAACAGAACCTTTAGATTTTTCTCAACCGAAAAACGACTTAACTTCAATCGCTGAAATAGAAAGAGCGAAACTTATCCCTAAGAATGATTATAAAAAAACGGCTTTCGAATACTCCTCAGTTAACCCTGACGCAATTGCTGATGGTGATGCTCAAGGTAAAGGCACTGGAGGTGATTTAGATGTATATAATCAAAATGCGGGGGCAATCCAAGATATTCTTGAGAGAAAAGCGGAAACCGTGGTTAATGAATTTCAACCTAACAAACCGTACACAACACCAAGCGCATAATGAAACTTTACAACATAACAAAATCCCTTATTTTAGAAGTAGCATCAATCGATTCTATCGTTGACGCTATCAAAAAAAGAAACAAAATAGTGATTTATTATGATGGTGATGAGCCAGGAGGTAGAGGTTTAAGAGAGATTGAACCTGTTTGTCTTGGTTACAGTAAATCAGATAATCCTGTTTTACGAGCATGGGATAGTGAAGGGTCTTCCCATACTTCATATAAAGGAGAACAACCTCTTCCTGGGTGGAGATTATTTAGAGTTGATAAGATTCTATCATTTAAACCTTCGGGAGAACAATTCTACGAACCAAAACCTAACTATAACCCAAAGGGGGATAGAAGTATGAATAGGGTAATAATTAATGTTACCTTTGATAATAGACAGGAACAAAACGTTTAAATATGACAAATGAAAATGAATTGATACAAAAATTAATGGTATCTAGAAAAATAATGGAAAAACACAGTCAAATACCAAGAAACGGTACTCAAGGCAGTGTTCTTACCTCACCTATGGTAGAAGAATATTCTTCACCAACGGCAAAATATAATTTACCTTCCGATATGTTACAGGAAAGTAATATACCAATGAATAACTCAAGTCCTCAGATGGCGACTAAGGACAGAATCATGGCCTCAAAATTACCTGACGAGATTAAAATGTTAATGATTGAAAACCCAATTCAACAACCTGATTCAATGTCAGGGCCGACATTATCAAATGAGTTGGTTGAAAAGGCGTCAAGATTAATGAATAAAGGTAAAAGTGAACCAGCAAGACAACAAACAAGTCAACCTCAACCATCTATAAACAATGATTCATTAAAACAAATGATGAGAGAAGTCGTTTCAGAAGTTTTATCTGAAAATGGTTTATTAGTTGAATCTGTAAGTAAATCAAATGACATTTTTTCTTTTAGAGTTGGTAAACATATCTTTGAGGGAAAAGTAACCAAAATTAAAAAGGTCCAATAACTAAAATTATAATATTTAAATCCTCACCTAAAGTGGGGATTTTTTATTTTAGTAGAGTTGATAATACCCGTTTTTCATGTTATACTTCCTTATTAAAAGAAAATTATGTCAGAAAAAATTAAAGTATTAGTTCTCCCCAGTGACAAAACTGGCGTTTCAAAGTTTAGGTCTGTCGGCCCTCATGTAATGTTACAAAACATGTATAATGATGACTTCCATGTCGATATTGATTACGAACCGAGAATAAATGACCAAAATTATTGGAAACAATATCAGATAGTTCATGTTCATAGAAATATCGGACAAATATATGAACATACTCCACAGATTATTAGAAATTTAAAATCAATGGGTATTATTGTAATCGTTGATATTGATGATTATTGGTTACCAACAATGGAACACCCAATCCACAGTATTATCGTCCAAGATAAAATAAATGAAAAAATTGTTGCTAATTTAAGAGAGGCTAGTTATGTTACAACAACAACTAATTTATTTGCCAACGAAATTCGTAAGGTAAATAAAAATGTAATTGTTTTACCAAACGCGATTGACCCTAACGAAGGTCAATTTAATCAAAAATCAGAAGAATCTGATAAAATTAGAATAGGTTGGTTAGGAGGTTCTTCTCACTTACACGATTTAAAATTATTAGATGGTTTTGTGTCTAAAGTCGGTAAAGAACTTAATGAGAAAATCCAATACGTTTTATGTGGATTTGATACAAGAGGGAATGTAACAGAGATTAATAGACAAACGGGAGAAAAGACTCAAAGACCTATTAAACCTGAAGAAACCGTTTGGATGAGGTATGAGGAGATTTTCACCGATAACTATAAAATAGTTGATGAAAATTATAAAAAATTCCTAATGGAATTTAAAGAGGGAACGTATTCTTCTGATATACAATTACCATATCAAAGAGTTTGGACAAAACCTGTCACGTCATATGCGATGAACTATTCTAAATTTGATATTTCATTGGCACCAATTAAGAATCACATCTTCAATAGAATGAAATCCCAACTTAAAGTCATTGAGGCAGGATTTTATAAGAAAGCAATTATTGCGTCTGAAGTTGGCCCATATACTATTGACCTTAAACATTGTTTAAAAAATGGGGAATTTGTTGACGGTAACGCAATGTTAGTTCAAGAAAATAGAAACCATGGTGATTGGTCTAAGTTTATTAAGAAGTTAGTAACTAACCCTAATTTGATTACGGACATGGGAGAACGTCTTTATGAAACAGTTAAAGACACTTATGACCTTAGGGCGGTGACGAAAACCCGATGCGAATTTTATAAATCTTTAATTAAATAAATCATGATAAAAATACCCATTACCAAAATTTTATTTTTAGACATTGAGACCGTTGGTATCTGTAAAGATTGGTCATCATGTCAAGAATCACACCCTAAAGTCTCCGAACAATTTATTAAATATTTTGATTGGTTCTTAAAAAGATTTCCAGAAGACAATGTTCCTACTGAAGGTCTTCAGGAAGAACTTGATAAAATTAATGATGTTTATAAGAAAAGAACCGCATTAGTTCCTGAGTTCGCTAAAATAGTTTGTGTTAGTGTTGCGTTTGTAACTGACAATGGAGAGACTAAATCTCAAACGTTTTCAGGAGACGATGAAAAAGAACTTTTAAAAGGAGTTCAAAAACTATTAGATAGATGTGGTAAGTTAGATTTCTTTTTATGTGGTCATAACTTAAAAAACTTTGACATTCCTATGTTAGCAAAACGTATGATAGTTAATGGTTTATTACCACCATCAATACTTCCGTCATACGATACTAAACCATGGGAGATAAAGGCTATTGATACTAAAGAAATTTGGCAATACGGTTCGTATACATCAATTGGGTCATTGGACTTAATGTGTACTTGTATGGAAGTTCCTTCACCAAAAAATGGCGAAGTGACTGGTGATAAAGTACATGATTCATATTGGAATAAAAATATGTTAAAAGAAATATCGGAATACTGTGAAAAAGATGTTCAAGTATTAATCGATGTAATAAAAAAATTAAAAGAATTAGAATAATGGATTTAAATTCACTAAAAGAACAGGCAGATAAATTACAAGAGTATTTAAATCAGCATAATGACAACGAAATAGATTATGATATGATTTTACAAGAGCATGGTCTTGATGTTAAATCATTGGAAAAAGAAATGGCCAATTACGCGCCAAAGTTAGATTTGGGTTATGTTAAACTACATCCCGACGCAATTACCCCAAAGTATAACTATGAAACCGATTCGGGGTTTGATTTACATTCAATCGAAGAGGTTGAGATACCCGCCTTTGGTAGAGCGTTAGTTCCTACAGGAATATCTTTTGATATTAAAGACGGATATGAAATCCAAGTTAGGTCAAAAAGTGGTTTGGCGATTAATCAGGGATTAATGATTCTTAACTCTCCAGGAACTGTTGACAATGGATATTCAGGTGAAGTTAAAGGAATCCTTTTTAACACCAATAACCATCCTGTAACAATTACCAAAGGTATGAAAATAGGTCAAGCGGTTCTTTGTCCTGTAGTTAACGGTAAGTGGGTTAATTTGGTGCAACAAAATAAAATAAACGAAAAAGACAGAGCAGATAAAGGGTTTGGCTCAACTGGAATATAATTACAAATGATGAAAACGGTGTCTACCTTTATTTTTGTTCACGACCAATCAATTATTTTAGATTTTATAAAATGCCAAAAATTTAAACAATTAGATAATGTAAAATACGTATTTGTGGGGGGTAAAGACACTTCAATGATTGAATCTAACCCTGACGTGATTATTTGTAATAAATTACCATTTAATCTTGAACAATACCCTAAATTAACATCGTACACAGGATGGTATGCTATATGGAAAAACGGTTTATACGATTCTTCAGATTATTTAAATTTATTAGAATACGATGTTAACTTAACGGATAATTTTGATAAAATAGTTAAAGAAAGTTTAAATTTTGACGTTATTGGATATATACCATTTAATGTTCATCACAATAATTTTGCGAAACATAAACCTTGGTCCGAAGATTTAATAACATCAATTCATAAAAATTATAATATTAATGTTCATGAATTTATAAATACGTTACCTTTTAATAAAGAATGTAGCGTTACATCAAATCATACATTTAGTAAGAAAAGTTTTGAAGATTATATGAAGTGGGTTAATCCATTGATTGATGATATAAAACACTCTGAATTATCGGGACATCAGGTTGAAAGGTCAATTAGTTTATTTTATTTGATTAATAAATTAAATTACAATGTGATTGATAATATATTAACACATTTCCAATTTGATAGTCATAGAACTCAAAATATTAGTCAAGATAAATTTAAAAATAAATATAATAAATTATTAAAATAAATTTATGTTTGATAAAATCAAAATATTAACTTTTGCCAAAGGTAATTTCATAGAATCTCAAAATAAGTTAAAAAAACATCTTACTGATATAGGGATAAAAAACCAAAAACATTTAACTGACTCTGATTTACCTGAAAATTTTAAAAAAGAATTTGAAAATTATTTCTTGGAAAAAAGGGGGTATGGTTATTGGATTTGGAAACCATTCATCATACTAAATGAGTTAAAAAATATTTCTAATGATGAAATTTTACTTTACATAGATTCTACAGATTTACCTAAATCGCCTTTTTTTGATTTAATATTAAACCACTTTAAAACTGAAAATATTTTTCTAACAAACAGGGGGTATAAACATGGAGATTGGACAAAAAGAGATTGTTTTATTCATATGAATTGTGATAATGAAAAATATTACAATGAATTTCAGTTAGAGGCCGGATTATTAGCTTTCAAAAAAAATGATTTATGTTTCTCAATTTTAACTGAATGGTTTGAAAATATGAAAAACAAAAAAATATTAGATGATACCCCTAACACTTTAGGATTTCCTAATCTACCTAATTTTAGAGACCACAGACATGACCAAAGTATATTAACCAATTTAAGTATACAAAAAAATATTAAAAGTACTAATATTAGTCGAGATTATGTTATTTTCAATTATAACCAACCCAAAAAATATTCATGAAAACACTCAGAGAAATTGTAAATTTCAACAACAATATAGAAAAAGACTACTATGAAAGTTTAATTAATTATGAAAATACTTTCATAGAAATACTAAAAGTTTGTAACAATAAGTTTGACGTTGGTACTGGTAGTTATTTATTTGATGGTAAAAAGTATGAATACTGCGATAAAATGTATCAAAAACAAGTTTTACTTTTTGAAAAAGTTAAAAATATTGATAGTGTATTAGAAATAGGTACGTATATGGGACATTCATTGCTAATTATGTTAATGTCAAACCCAAAACTTAAAATTACATGTATAGATATAGATGATACTTACAGTTTACCAGTAATAAATTTTTTAAGAAAAAAATTTAACACGGATATTAATTTTATTAAAGGAGATAGTATTAAGACAATCCCTAATTTAAATGAAAAATTTGATTTGTTTCACATAGATGGGACACACAAATTGGAGTTTGTAAACAAAGAGTTTCAAATGTGTAAACATTTATCATCAAGTAATATTATGAACGTTATATTTGACGATTATGATAACGTGACCGAAATGAAAAATATAATAAATAAAGAACATGTGATATTAGAACAAATAACCCCAAATTGTAATTGGAGGAATTCTTACTTAAAAATAAAATTATGAAAACAAAACTATGTGAAATTATGACCAAACACGGAAGTGATAAGGGAGTAGGTGTACATAACTACACGTTAATGTATTACGAAATGTTTAAAGACATACAAAATAAAAAATTGAATATCTTTGAATTAGGTTTAGGCACTAACAATACTGATGTTCCATCAAATATGGGAAAATCTGGGACACCAGGAGCCTCATTAAGAGGATGGAGAGAATTTTTTATAAATTCTAACATATTTGGGGCTGACATAGATAAACGAATTCTTTTTAATGAAGAAAGAATTAAAACTTTTTATTGTAACCAAAAAGATGTGTTAGATATTGAGAATATGTGGAATAATACGATATTAAACGATATTTTATTTGATATTATTATTGAGGATGGTTTACATGAATTTGACGCTAATTTAATTTTTTTAGAAAATTCTTTACATAAAATTAATGATGGTGGTGTGTACATATGTGAAGATTTAAAACTAGACACCGTAGAATTATTTAAAAAAGAAATTCCGTCTTTAAAAGAGAAATTCCCAAAATTTGATTTTGAGGTTGTTATTTTAGAAAATATTAATAATAAGTATAATGACAATAACTTATTATTGGTTAAAAAATTAAATTAAAGTATTATAAAATGAAAATTTTTATAAAAAAACATTTAGGTTTAGGAGACACCATCATACATAATGGAATGATAAGAAAACTGTCTGAAGACAATCAGAATGATGAAATACATATCCCCTCATGTCCTCATAATGTAAAAAACATAACCTATATGTTTAGAGACAATAAAAAAATAAAAGTGGTGGAATTAGAGGATTGCAGTGTCCGTTCTATGGATTCCTATCTTAGTAAAAACAAATATGAAAAAATAATTAATACTTGTTTAAATAACAATTCTAAATTTAATTATCGTACATATTTTGACGACGCTTTTTATATGTCTGTCAATATGGACCCGTCAATTAAGAAAAAGTATTTTCACATTGAGCGTGATATTAAATCAGAAAATAAAGTTTTTGATGAATTAATTACAAGTAAAGGTATTACAGAATACTTGTTTGTTCATGAAAAACCTGAATTAAATATTATAATAAATCGAGAAAAAATGGAACTTGGTCTACCAATAATAACTGCCGACTCTAAATACGGTATATTTGAATTACTAAAGGTAATTGAAATGGCAAAAAGCGTTAATATAATTAGTAGTTCATTTTTAAGTTTATTTACGTGTAAAAAGTATAATCAAAATACAATTGCCCATATGTATTGTGATAGGTCTTATGTTTCACCTTATATTATAAAAAATAACATAAAGGTTTTAATATAATATAAAATGAATAAAGATGTTATATACATAATAGGTACGGGTGGTTTTGCTAAAGAAGTTTTTTTCTTATTAAAAGAAATTAATCTTTATGATTTTAAAGGATTTGTTGACTATAAACCTAAAAATAAATATTTAGTCATTGGGTCAGATTCTAACCCTATCATAGATGAAGAAGAGTTTTTATCCGAATATAAAGGTTCTAATATTGTTATAGGTGTTGGTAGACCTCACTTATTAAAAATACTATCAGAAAAATTTAAAGATTTTAAAACACCAAACATTATTCACCCGACATTTATTTCAGATAAAAAAAATATAAACATAGGTGTTGGTAATATAATTACTGCGGGTGTTATTTTTACTACCGATATAAAAATTGGTTCTTTTAATGTGTTTAATTTAAACATTACGATAGGTCACGATTCGGTAATTGGGAATCAAAATGTATTTAACCCATCTTGTAATATATCCGGTAATAACAAGATAGGTAATCAAAATCTATTTGGTGTTGGTTCTATTAGTTTAGAAAACATGGAAATAGGTAATAATAATATTATAGGTGCTTCAGCACTTTTAACAAAAAGTATTAATAACGATGGAATCTATATGGGTGTCCCAGCAAAATTAATTAAAAATAATAATAAATAATAAATAAAATGGCTGATACGTTAGGAACTTTAGTCGACAAATTAACCACTGTTGACTTGAAAATGTGGAATAATCAAGAACTTCTTTACGAAATAAGAAGAATGAGTTTTGAAGAATATAAATCAAAATATTTTGACACTGAGAATGGAGCAAATTTACTTTGGGATTCTTTAAAAAAGGCTTGTGATTTAAACGTCCAAAGAAATCAATTAATAAATGAAATTGATGAAAAAATAATTGAAATCGTAAATGCCCGATTAAATGGTGAAGATTTAGATAATGGTAAATTTTTACAAAGGTCACATAAAACGTATTAAATATTTATGATACCAATTTATAAACCATATCTAAATAAAGAAAATTTAAAATATGCTCACGAAGCTATTGATTCTACATGGGTTTCATCACAAGGAGAGTATTTAGATTATGTTAAAAACGAACTTAAATCTTTTTTAGGTTGTAATAAGATTATTTTAACTAATAATGGAACAACCGCAACGCACTTATTGTCATTAGCATTAAAATACAAGTATCCCCACATAACTAAAATTATTGTACCAAATAATGTTTATGTTGCCGCATGGAATTCTTTTTTATTTGATAAAAATTATGAGTTAATTCCAATTGACGCTAATTTAGAAAGTTGGAACATAGATGTAGAAAAAATAGGGGATAAATTGGATGAGAATACGGCAATTCTAATTGTTCATAATATCGGTAATATAATCAATGTATCAGAACTCAAAAAAAAATTCCCAAACACAGTTATAATGGAGGATAATTGTGAAGGTTTTTTAGGTAAATATAATGACAAATTTAGCGGTACCGATAGTTTTGTGTCTTCAATATCATTTTTCGGTAATAAAACTGTTACATCTGGTGAAGGTGGAGCATTCATCACAAATGATGAGGACGTTTTTAATTATATAAATACTGTTAAGAATCAAGGACAGTCAGACATTAAATTTTTACACGATGTGTTAGGTTATAACTATAGAATGACTAATTTACAAGCATCTATTTTGTACGGTCAAATTATCGATATTAATAAAATAATAGAAATGAAATTAAATGTTTTTAAAGAATATAAAAAACATTTAGACCAAATTGAGGGTATTTCGTTTCAAAAACAAGATGAAAATACCTCCCACTCAAACTGGATGTTTGGTATTAGATTTTTAAATTTTGACTTAGAAACTAAAAAAAAATTAGAACTATTTTTATTTGAGTCAGGTATTGATACTAGACCAATGTTTTACTCAATAACAAAACATCAATATCTATCACATATCAAATGTGATACAACAAACGCGGATATATTACAATCTCAGTGTCTAATATTACCTTCCTATCCAGAATTAACAAAAAGTCAAATAACATTTATATGTAATAAGATAAAACGATTTTTAATTAAATTAAATGAACAAAATAATAAACTTCGCCCCCAACCGGAACTCAAACAAATAGAGAAAAGATAAATTATATGAACTATTAACTAACAATGGGTTTATTAATGGTTTAATTATAAAATATAATATATGATAACAATAGTTTACTCAACACATAAAGATTCCGAATATAATAACAAATTTAGACAACATTTGTTACAAACTGTTGGGTTTAAAGATGTACAAATATTAGAATATGTTAACCATAATGACATTAAGTTAGAGAAAGATTGGGGTAAAAATTCATTCTTAGATTACCTATTCAATCTTATTGATAATCCAACCCAATAATATCCCATTAAAGGAGTAGTTTACATTAAATTAATTTAATATAAATTTTAAGAACATGAAAGTATCGCTATATGTAATTTTAATACATTTTGGATTAAAAAAAATCCAAAAGAGTACGAAAAATATAATAATTTTTTAAAAGAAAATTAAATATGACTAATGAAGAATTTTTAAAAATCGTAAAACCATATACGATGACAAGTACTGAAAGAATTAATGAATTATTTAATTCTTTAGAATATATAAGGACTAATAAAATCAATGGAGATTTTGTCGAGTGTGGAGTTTGGAAGGGGGGTAATATTTTAGGTATTATGGAATATCTGTATTACCATAATATGACCGATAGAAATGTTTGGTTATATGATACATTCCAAGGAATGACTCAACCTGAAGATGTCGATGTCGATTTGAAAAATCAAAAGGCGTCTGACATATTACAACAAGTTTTATGTTATTCTTCATTAAATGAAGTTAAAAAAAATTTATCAAATTCAAAATACCCAATTAATAATATAAAATATGTTGTTGGAGATATTTGTGAAACTTTAAATTATAAAAATAATTTACCAAGTAAGATTAGTTTACTTAGATTAGATACCGATTGGTATCAATCTACAAAAAAAGAAATGGATGTTTTATACCCTTTATTATCTAATGACGGAGTTCTTATAGTTGACGATTATGGTCATTGGCAAGGGTCTAAAAAAGCGGTTGACGAATACTTTTTAAACAACGGATTAAAACCAATAATAGAAAAAATTGATTATACCGGAATTAAAATTATAAAATGAAGAAAATAATAAATTTCCCCCCAACCGGAACTCAAACAAATAAAGTAAATGTTGTTGGTGGACAACAATGGTGGGTTAAATTATAATATTATGAAGATTGCGTTAGTTTGTATTGCAAAAAATGAAGATAGGTATATCCAAGAATGGGTTAATTATCATAAAAAATTAGGGTTTGATAAAATTTTTGTTTACCAAAATGATTGGAGGTGTGACCTTGAAGACCCTAACATAGTTAAAATAGAGTTTGACGGTGTTAACAAACAAAGAGAAGCTTATAATCATTTTATTAAGACTAAACATGACGAGTATGATTGGGTTGCTTTTTTTGATGTTGACGAATTTTTAGTACTTAAAAAACACGGGAACGTTAAAGATTTTATTTCCGATTATTCTCAATTTTCATCAATTGGTGTTAATTGGGTTTTATTTGGTAATAACGGGTATTTTAAAATAGGTCACGAAACAAGTGTCCTAAAAAGATTCACTAAACGCCAGAGTTCGACAAATCCTCACATTAAATCTATCGTAAAACTATCTGGTATTGTGACAATGTGTGTTCATAACCCCCCAAATATTTTGACTTGTGACACCAATAACAAAACATTTATCGGACCTTTTAATAACTTTGGGGACGATAATATTGCACAATTAAATCATTACTTTTGTAAAACCGAAGAAGAATTTATTGAAAAGTGTAATCGTGGTAGAGCCGACACCCAATTTATTGAGGGTCACAAAAGAACAATGACTGATTTTAATAACCATAATTTTAACGAAGTAGAAGACTTAACCGCAATGAATTTTTTATATGATAACAATAATTTACTCAACACATAAAGATTCCGAATATAATAACAAATTTAGACAACATTTGTTACAAACAGTTAGTCTTAAAGATGTACAAATATTAGAATATATTAACCATAATGAACATTCATTATCGGAACTTTACAATAAAGGTATTTCAGAATCAATATACAATATTGTTGTATGTTGCCATAATGACATTAAGTTAGAGAAAGATTGGGGTAAAAAATTATTATTAGATTTTATTTCCAATGACGACTATGGAATTATTGGTAAGGCAGGTTCTTGTTATTTCCCCGAATCAGGTGTGTATTGGGAAAGGATGGGTCAAACAATGGTTGGTCAGGTATACCATCATCCTGAAGGAAGTAAAAAATGGGTGAATAACTATTCGGCAAAACTACCTCACTTAATACCTGTAGTAACAATCGATGGTCTTTTTATATCGTTTGATAAAACTAAGATAAAACATAACTTTGACGAAACAATTGGTAAGTTTCATTTTTATGACCATTCATTTTGTTTACCAAATTATTTAGAGGGAGTTAAAATTGGTGTTACATCGTCTTTTGAAATAACTCACCAATCTGTTGGTCAACCAAATCAAGAATTTTTTGATAGTAAAATTAAATTCTTAGAAAAATGGGGTAATAGATTACCGTTAGATTTAAAACCCGCCAAAGTTTATGTCCCTGATATTAAAGAAAAACCGTTAAAAAATATTGGTAAAGTTGCGATTGTTATCCCAACAAAAGGAAAAGTTAATCTTTTATTTGATTGTGTATCTTCGTTCTATGAACATTGTAACAAAGACCTATTTGATATTTTTATTGCCGATACTGGGTCATCAGACTCTGAAAAAGAGTGGATTAAAAATAAAGTATTACCCTTTGGTAATATTAAATTATTAGAATACGATTATTATAATTTTGCTAAGATAAATAATGATGTGGTAAAAAACCATATTACCAAAGATTACGAGTTTGTTTTATTTTGTAATAACGATATTAAAATATTAAATAACGTTGTTTATGGGATGTTAAAAATATTTAAAGACAATCCTAGAACAGGTACGGTTGGTTGTAGACTTCACTTTGAAGATAATACAGTACAACATGACGGCATTGTCACATTTGTAGATAAAAATCAATCCTTCAAAATTTCCCATTTAAACTTACGATGCTACTACTCATATACCTTACACACTAAAAAACTTGTTGGTAGTACAGGAGCGTTGTTAATGATTCGAAAATCGGTATTTGAAAAATGTGATTTTTTTAATGAAAACTACGATAGTTGTTTTGAGGATGTTGAGTTAAATTTAAAATGTATTTTATTAGGTTATAATAATTATTATGACGGTAGTTTGGTCTCTTATCACTATGAAAGTCAAACGAGAATGGAAGACCCTGAGATAATAAATAAGATGACTCAGGACTATCAAAAAAATTTACTCCCATTTGTTGTAAAACATTTAGATAAACTGAAGAACTACATTATCTCCGCCTAAAAAATCAAATTAGTTTACATTAAATTAATTTAGTATAAATTTAAAGTAAAAAAGTTTATGACACAAAAAAATAAACCAAATAAAAATCAATCATCTGACGAGTCAAAAAGACAATTAAATAGTAAGGAGTTGATTTCGGAAATTGTTAAGAAAAAAACTAAAGAAAAATTTTTAACCGCCAATCAAAAAAAATTTTACGACACATTAATCTCAAGTGAAATAACTGTTTGTTCAGGACCTGCGGGTGTTGGTAAAAGTTATATAACCATGAAAGCGGCAATTGATTTAATTGCTGACCCATTAACCCCTTATGAAAAAATTATTATTGTTAGACCCGCAGTTGAGGCCGAAGAAAAATTAGGTTCGTTACCAGGAAACGTTGAGGAAAAGTTGGACCCGTATATCTTTCCGTCATATTATTTATTAAATAAAATTATTGGTAAAGAGGCTCGAGAAAAATTAAAAGAAATTGATGTAATTGAGGTGTTTGCATTAGCTTACATGAGAGGAATGAATATTGATAATTCAATCCTTATTTTTGAGGAGGGTCAGAACTCATCACCAAGTCAAATGAAATTACTACTAACTCGAATAGGTTTTAATAGTAAATTCTTTATTTCAGGGGATGTTGAACAATCTGACAAATACAAAAATAAAACTCAGAGCGGATTATGGGACGCAATCGAAAAATTTAGAGGTAGTGGAGACATATCCGTTTTTGAATTTAAAGATAAGAACGATATTGTCAGAAATAAGTTGATAAGCAAAATTTTAGAAAAATACGAAGAATAATGAGAATTGGTATTGAAATAAATGGTGTTCTGAGAAATACAATCGGGAAGATTGAGCAAACATATCAAAAATATTTAATTGACAAAACTGATGGTATTGAGAACGAGGAATCGTTTGAATATGGTATGATATTACCCGTTGATAGTTTAGTCATGAAGAACCATTTTAAATTCCAAAATGATGAGGAGTTATTCTCATTTTTATATGAGGAATTCCCGATGGAAATTTTTGGACACTCTCAGTCTTCAGAATACTCGACATTTAACGATTTAAATGAGGTATATGTTAATTTACGAGATAACCATGATTTAATTATTGTTTCAGATGAAATTGGTAAATCTAAACCGGCCTCTTTATTTTTTATATCTAAGTTTGGGTGTCAGTTAGAAAAAATAAAATTTTATAGTAATTACACAATTAATTCCATGTGGGATGAAATTGACCTTTTACTTACGGCAAATCCTGCTTTATTATTAGAACATCCGTCAGATAAAATATTAATTAAATATGAAACTGACTATAATAAAAACATAAAAACTTCCCATAATATTAAGTCACTTAAGGAATTGGAAGACAAATTAAAAGAGATAATATCATGTTAAAAATATTAGGAGAACACTATTACTTAGATTTAGATAAAATTGAAGAGTTCACAAACGCGGCCCCACCAGAAAACTTTACGGGGGTTTCTGAAAACCACATAAGTGTGGTTAAGTACGATATGGTTAAATTACTCATTGAAATTTTAATGACCGAAAATGAACCGATTGATGAGAAAATGGGTATGAAAAGTAATGAGGCATCAATACCCTTTAGACTGGCATTTAACAGTTTGATTAATAAAAAATTAATAAACAAATACTAAAAATATGAATCAAGAACAAATTAAAAAAGTAGAAAAATCAATTCAGAACATGAAAGATAAGAAATCAAAAATCTATCTTTTAGTTCAAGATACTAAAGGCCACGCCAAAGCGTCGATTGCTTATAGTTACCGTTTAGGTATGACACTATCAAAACAAGGATATAATATGGTTATGTTACATGAAAAATCAGATTATACAGGTGTTTCGGAATGGTTAGGTAGTGAATACATGGAATTACCTCATCAACCAATTGAAGGTCAAAACTTAGAGGTTTCACCTGAGGACTTTATAATCGTTCCCGAACTTTATGGTTTCGTTATGGGTCAAATCACAAAATTACCTTGTGGTAAAATTGTGTTATGTCAATCATATGACCATATGTTAGAAACATTACAACCAGGTCAAACTTGGGCACAATTAGGGTTTTACAAATGTATCACAACTTCTGAAACCCAAAAAGAATACATCTCAAATGTTATGAGAGGAGTATCTATCGATATTATTCCACCATATATTTCTGAAAATTTTAGATTACAACCATTACCACCAAAACCAATGATTGCGATTCATTCCAGAGAACAAAGAGATACCGCAAACATCATTAAAAACTTCTACATTAAATTTCCTCAATATAGATGGATTACGTTTAGAGATATGAGAGGATTAACCGAAAAACAATTTGCAGATGCTCTACAAGACTGTTTTCTTTCTGTGTGGGTAGACGAGACAAGTTCTTTTGGCACCTTCCCTCTTGAGTCAATGAAATCAAATGTTCCTGTATTAGGATTAGTACCTAATCTTGTACCATCATGGATGAACGAAGATAATGGTCTTTGGATTAATAATAAAAATCAAATAGTAGATTTTGTTGCGGACTTTTTACAAAATTGGTTAGAAGATAACGTTAATGAAAAAATGTACGAATCAATGTTAATAACCGTAAATGAATCGAGTACAAAAACTGATTTTGAAAAAAATGTGATTTCTCTTTTTGACGGATTTCTCCAAACAAGATTAAACTCTTTTGAAGAACAATTAAATAAACTAGAACCAACAGAATAAAAAAAAATAAAAATATATACTATGGAAAAATTTGATGTATCGGTAATATTACCAATTAAATCGTCTAAAACAAATGGATTTGCGGAATATTTCGAAAAAGCCATTACTTCTCTTAAAAACCAAACAAAAAAAATTAACGAACTAATAATTGTTCATACTGATGAAACATCATTAGTTGAGTTTTTAGGAAGTTTTGATTTTGGGGATTTAAAAGTAAATAAAATTGTTTGGACTAAGGACCCTAATTTCTCAGAACAAGTGAATCACGGTGTTAGGTCATCAGAATCTAAATGGGTTTCATTATTTGAATTTGATGATGAATATTCAAACATTTGGTTTAAAAATGTTGAGAAGTACTCAATCGCTCATCCTGAAGTTGACTCATTCTTGCCTATTGTTATTGATACGGACGAAAAAGGTCAATTTGCAGGATTTACAAATGAGGCAACTTTTGCATTAAATATTGCTGCGGAAATGGGAATCTTAAGTAATGAAACACTTCAAACATATCAAAACTTTCAAATCTCAGGAATGGTTATTAAAAAATCATCATTTGTTGATTTTGGTTTATTGAAACCGTCTTTTAAATTAACGTTTGGTTATGAATTCTTTTTAAGGATGACAAATAACTCAGTAAAAATAATGTCTATACCTAAAATTGGTTATAAGCACATTAATTTACGTGAAGGGTCAATTTTTTGGAACTATAAGAATGGTGACGACAATCTAACTGATGAAGAAGTTAGATTTTGGGTGGAGTCAGCGAAAAAAGAATATTTCTTTATCAATGATAGAGCCATAAAATATACCTCACAAACAGTTTAATGAGCGAAATATTAATTTTATCAGGTACAACAGATACAGACTTAAAAAAGAAAGGAAGGAAACCAAAACAAGCAAATTATTTTGATGTCCGAGAAGAAATGGCCGTGGTAAGATTTTTATCGACCGAATCCTCAGAAGAAAAGAATAAAATCTACAATGAGTTTTTAAGACACCCTTTGGACAAGATGATTTCCTCAATTATTAGGAGATATAAATTGTATCGTAAAGATATGGACTTCATAGAAATCCATACTGACACACATTCTTTTCTAATGACAAAAATAGATAAGTTTAAACCTGCAAAGGAAAAAAAGGCTTATTCGTATTTTGGAACTATTTGTAAGAATTATCTAATGGGTCAGATAATTAAAGACCAAAAAGAAACTAATCGAAAAATTTCATATGAAGATATATCATCAAGTATCGAAAATAGTCCCGAATTCTCGTATCTAATGGAAGTAGATGTCGTTGACTCGGAACAAATAATTAAAAATTTCTTAAAGGAATTAGACAAATTTTTAAACGAGGAAACGTTAAATGAAAATGAAATTAAATTAGGTCACGCATTGTACGATTTATTTAATGATTATGAAAACATTTTTGTTGGCGCGTCAAATAACAAATTTAATAAAAACATAATACTCTTGTCCCTGAGAGAAATGACAAATTTATCGACAAAAGAGATACGTAGTTCTATGAAAAAATATAGAATAATTTATCTTAATCTAGTTGAAAAGATGTCTCAGTAAAAAAGTAAGGGAGTAATATTTATTGTAATGGGAAGGCCACAAAAAAAAGAAATTAACTTAACGAAGGAATCAATTCTTTCTTTATTACAGGAAATCTACAATGAACTTGTAGAACAACGTAATACTGCGATAAGAATCCAAAATAAAATGTTGGCTATGATGAAAGAACCTGAAGACATGACTCTTATTGGTCCTGTAATCGAAAAACAACAAAAAATAATTAACGACTGCGTTGAGAAAAAATTATCGTTATCTAAATTACAATCATCAATTTGGGAAAAATCAAACTCAACAGTAGAATCATTCTCAATATCAGATTTAAATATTGATGATGATGTCATCCAAAATTTAATTGAGAAAGATATCGCTAAAGGAGATACATATAAAATGAAAAAATAATTATGAGTTTAGACCTTAACGCCGATTATAAAAAAGTACAAGATAAAGTTTCCGCAACTAAATCGTACAATAATGCTAAGTCACAATACAGTGCCGCGAAAAAAAAGGCGGGTGAAAGTTTTGACGATAAAAAGTCTGACGTTACTCAAAGTCTTAATAAGGTAAAAGAACAAACTAAGCGTTACGAAAAACAAATTAAATCTCAATTTGAACAATTATTAGATATTAATAATATTACTGGAGGTAAGGGGAGTAATTCAATTAAATACGTTAAAAAACTATTACTTCAAACTCTAAAAAATATTGAGCCAAAAATTTCAGAAATTCTTAATGAGGAGGCATTAAATGCCGTTGGTTGTGACCAACAACAAATGTTTAACGGACAAGTTCTTTATATAAAAGTATCATCAATTGACCTTGGAGGTCTTCTGAAAAAAGACCCAACAGAACCTATTGGTAAAGCGTTATACGAAAAAGACCCAATACAAGTCCAACAATATCCATTTTCTTTAAATAAAGAACTTTATAAACGAATTGAGAGTGGTCAACCATACTCAGTCGATAATGGTCAATTATACATAGGTCAATCAGGTCAAGACCTTTTTGACATTCAGTATGTTGAAACCGATAACTTAGCACAAACAGGTCCTTGGTATAAAGTCACTTTAGTCAATAGGGTTAATAACATTAATAAGGTTGGTGAATTTATGGTTGACTACTATAAAACAATTAAAATAGTTGATTTTCATAACATAATGGCATCAATAATGAATTCATTATCGGGAGCAATCTCAATACAGGCAAATGTTGGGTTAGTACAAGCCGGAGACGCCACAAAATTTGAGTTAATATTACAAAGAATATTAGGTCTTTGTTTTGATAATAAAAAAGAAATTGATGTTAGTGGTGTGGCAAAGGTTGCGGAATTAGACGGTGTAGATGATTCGTTTTTTGAATTTACTGAAATAGATTTAAGGAATATTGATTTAAAAGTAAATAACATTAAAAATGGTGTTGTCGAATATGAAAATTGTGATAACGTTAAATTACCTGTCGATTCTGGTGCGGTATTGGATTCGTTAAATAATTTACTATTTGTGCCTGATAGTGACTTAGTAAATGCCGCTGACGCACTAACACAGTCTTTAACAGATAATCCTGATTGGTCGGGATTGGCGATTTCGGGTAACATAAATGCCGCGGTTAATTTAAATTTTGTAAAATTAATTGCTCAAGGATTAGTGACCGCAATTCTATCACCGAAAATTCTCCTTCCAATTTTTACTATGTTAAAATCTTTGGGGAATACCGTTACTGACCAAATTAATTCTTTTGTCGACTTTGCTAAAAAATTTAAAAGTTTTGTTATTAATTTAGTCTCGAAAATAGGGTCATTATTTGTTAAAGAATTGTTTGAATTAATTAAGAAAGATATTAAAAACTTAATACAACAGGTCATCATGGATGTTGCTAAAGAACAAGGGGACAAAAGAATCATAATAATTTTAAAATTAATTCAATTGTTATTAGTCGTCATACAATTTATTAATGATTGGAGACGATGTAAAAGTGTTGTCGATGAATTACTGTGGTTATTAAAAATTGCTACTTCAGGATTTGGGGGTGGTCTTGGGGGTGGTCAAGGAATACCGTTACCTTTATTATTTGCATCACAATTAATGAGCGGATATTCAGAATCAAGAGCGTTTCTTGGGGCAATCGAGGAGATGCAAAAATTAGGTATTAATACTGGGAATATGCCCGATGGTAGCCCTAACTTAGAAGTTTTAAGTAAATTTGCTCAAATGAAAGCCATGGCGAATGAAGAGGCCGAAAATGGTAAAGTACAAATTGCCATTGGAGCATTAAGTACAACACCCGCAGGTATGACAATACCCGCAAGTGCTTACGGTAAAAAATCATAATTATGACAAAGAAAGAAACCTCCGAAAAAGCTTTAAACATTATTAAAGAATATAAAACACAATCAAACAAAGATTTAATCTTTGCTATGGACATTATTCAAAAAGACTTTAATGTAACTAAAGAAACATTACTTAAGTTAACTCATCATATTGATAAGTTAGAATCAACTTACGACCTAATATTAAAAGAATTCGAATCAAGAACTAAGAATGGACATAATTAACAGACACCAAATAATATTTCCTGGTATTGTCTATGACGACCAAGACCCTACAATGTTAGGTAGACTTCGTGTTATACCCGAAACAAAAGACTATGACGCGATTATTAAATCGGTACCCGATTGGAATGAGTTAAATGATAGATGGTCAAGTAAAGACCCTATTGTTTTTTTACCATTACTACCGTTTTATATTAGCCAAACCCCAAAAAGAGGGGAATATGTACATATAATATATCAAGATAAAAATTTCCCTTTAGAAAATAAATTCTACGTACAAGGACCATTTTCAACTCCGATGGCGAGTCCTGGAGAGTCATATCAAGGGATGAAGAAATTTTTAGCCGCGGGCGATAGTATTAAAGACCATCGAAGTATTAAAAATCTTGATGGTCAATATCGTCAGGATTATAGTAAAGGTGTTTTTCCTGAGCCAGGGGATAACGCTTTATTAGGTAGAGGAAGTGCTGATGTTGTGGTTAAAGAAAACGAAGTTTTAATTAGAGCGGGCAAAACTAATTCATTATCGTTAGGGGGACTACCTATTGGTAATGAGCTTAGGTCGTTTTTACAATTATCCAATTTCCCACAAACAAAAGTCTTAGGCGAACCTGAAACCGAAACTAAATTACAGGAAATAATTAAAGTCGTTAATAAAATGGTTGTGTGGCAAATTACAAATCTTGAGAACTCTCAAAACGTTTTTAACGGATGGGTTAGGTTACACAAGATTATTCCAACCTCAACTATGGTTACTACCGCCAATTTTAAACCTGATACTATAACAAAATTATCGGGGTCAGGAATTAATTACGGAGATACACTAGAAGAAATTGTTTTTAATTCGGTGTCTTTTGACGATGCGGTTTATTTGATTAATAAATTTATTTCAGGGTTGTTTGAGGGATTTTTAAATATACCTACAGAAGTAATTGAAAATCTTAACGTACAGGAATATCACCCAAACCAACAAAATTTTTCTAACGATTCTTTTCCATTTATTGTCACCCCATCAAGACAAACTTATGAAAAAGGTAGACAATTTTTCGCACCAACACTCTCCGAGGACGTTGTCGAGTTGACAAACTATGTTAGATTTCATTCTAAAATAAAATTAACAACAAATAACTCAAAAAGTGGATTTTTCTTGGTATCGGAGAATAAGAATGGTAAACCATTAATAGGCCCTCAATCTAAGATTATAAAAGAAACATTCACACCCACAGAAATTACCCCATCGCCAATTACTTATGGTGTGTTAGGGGCTCAAAAAATTTACTTATTATCCCATAATACTGCTGGACCTAAAGGAGAGATTACGTTACGAGAAACATTATATGGTATTCCTCAGGACAAATTTATTGGTAATGAGAAAAGTCTTTCAAATATAACTTATCCTACTGTAAGAGGGGATGAATTAATGACATTACTTAGAAAAATCTTCGTTTTTGTTACGGGACACGTACATACCGCATCAAATCATGTACCAAATCCTATGACTGAAGGTGGTAGTCAAACGGCAGAAAACATCCGTGCAATACTTGCAAATTCTGAAAATACAATCTTAAATCAAAATATCCGAATTAATTGATATTTATTGAATAAAGATTCAATGTCAATTAACAATTCGTATTTCAGTAAAAATAACACGATAGTATCTAATAGTTTTACCAACACGGGGAGAAACCCTGTGACAGAACTATTTTACGGCTCTTTGGCAACATCTCAGTTTCCAAATGGGTATAGTCGTTTTATTTTTGACTTAGACCTTTCATTATTAATGGAAAAGGTTTTTGATGGTACTATCAGTACCACTTGTCCCGACACAACTAAACATACGTTAAGAATGACTAATACGTCATGGTTTAATGTTGACTTGTTGAACACTAAAACGTCTCAGGCAAGAATGAGGGCAACTTCATTTGACCTAATCTTATTTAGAATTCCGTACATTAATGATGACGAGTCAACACCACAAGTGTGGGATGAAGGGGTTGGTTATGACTTTGCGGACTTAATCTATGATTATAGTAACTTTGATAAGAACTTCTCTGACAGACCATCTAATTGGGTTCAAACGACCACTATTGGAGTGTGGACTGAGCCAGGAATATATGACAACACAAATACCGCAACAGGGACTGGAGTTAATTATTCGGCGATAACTATTGTTGACGTACAACATTTTGAGTTTGGTAATGAGAACGTTAATTTTGATATGACCAATGAGATAAACGCAATCTTAGATGGTACGTTGACTAACGTATCAGGATGGGGTATCGCGTATAAACCTCAGGTCGAAAACCTAATCGGATTAACTGATGCGTATGAAACACAATTCTTCACAAGACATACCCAAACATTCTACGAACCATTTTTAGAGACTAACTATAATGACTTAATTGATGATGATAGAAATTTATTCACATTAGGTCACGTTAACAGACTTTACCTTTATCTATATGATAATGGTCAACCTGTTAATTTGGATTACTTACCAAGTGTGAATATATTGGATGCGTCAGGTAGTGAAATACCTGGATTAACAGGATTAACAACTTGTCAAAAAACTAAAGGGGTTTACGAAGTGGTAATACCTCCATTATCAGGTTATAAAACACCTTGTACTTTCTCAGACAAATGGTATGACTTAAGTCTAAACGGATTCCCAATTCCACCAATAACTAACGACTTTACATTATATCCATATAAAAACTCAATCCAAATAGGAACAACTTCGGTTGACCCTAAATTATACGGATTTGATTTTTATGGTATTAAACAAGATGAAAAAATCTTAAATACCGATATTAGAAAAGTTGGGGTGATAATCAAACAAGCTTACAGTACAAATAAATTATTACAGAAAGTTGACGCTTCATATAGAGTTTATGTTAGAGAAGGTCAGACTGAAGTACAAGTGCAAGATTGGACAAAAATAAATAGGACACCAAATGAATATTACTTCATGTTCGATACAAGAGATAAAATACCAAATGAATATTTTATAGATATTAAGGTTGAGAGTTCAGGTGAGGTCAACACTTATAAAAGACAAATAAAATTTCAAATAGTAAACACTAAATAATATGGCAACTCCTAACTCAAAATTTTGTATAGATGGTATATCATCATCCATTAACTTTAATGTATTTTCGCCGTCTACTGGTGAAATTTGGTCGGCAACTAATGACCTAACAACTAGAGGAATTAATTATTGTTATGAGATGACCTCATCAACCGATGTGCCCGGTAGTGTTTTTTCCGCACAAACACTATACGAAACTTGCGATGATTGTTTAAGAGACAATTATGGGGTCATTAGAATATCTGATTGTATAGGGAATAGTATATATTTTGTTACTTATGATAGTTTTATAGATGTACCGATAATAGGAGAAGTATTTAATGGGTCAATATCAGTTGAAGGGAGACCAATATCTTCGTGTTTCACAATTGATGATATAATTCAATATAGTGAAGGGGAATATAACGCTCAATTATTATCTGAAAAACTTGGTACTATTACCACTTTAAATACCGTTTATACAGGATGTACTGATTGTGTAACGGGTAGTACCGTATCCTATGACGTTATAAGATGTACTGATGAAATCATAGATTGTGTCGGTCTTATTGGTTTCCAGTCTGCATTAGTTAATCATGTAATTTCATATTCTAATGGTGTTGATTTATACTGTGGTGTGGTAGGGAAACCCTCACCAAGTCCTTGTTCTTTTGAATATACATTTATAAGTGATTTTGGAATTTATGAGGGACCACAATGTGAAGAATGTTTGTTGTCAGGTAATACAAAATTATTACTTAGTGATTGTTTAAACCCTGACAGAACCCAAATTGTATGGGCATCAGCGTTATATAATAATGGTGAGGTATCTAGTTTGTCAACTGACTTAGGATGTTTCACAGTTGTTGGACCGACTGACGACCGTGTCACAATAAATTATTATCTAAATTTTGACCCAACACCGACATGTCAAGAATGTATTGAATGTAATGGGTTTACTATAGAATGGCAAGCCTGTGATGGGTCAAATAGTGGGATAACAACATCCTATCAATTTGTTAGTTTGGGAGATATTTTTTATCATCCTTTTTTTAGTCGTTGTGTAGTAGTTACTGGTGTTAGTCAAGGGAACAATGGAAGTGATTATGTATATAATTTTGAAACTTTTGTCGATTGTTCGAGCTGTAATGTGGATACTAATAGAACTTTATATGTGGCGACCGCATGTACCTCCGCAACCACTTATGTATTTAATGTTTCAGTTCCGTCAACCGCAAATCCTGGAGATACTTATCAATTATCTTGGGGTAGTGTTCCATTTATTTGTGTTACACTAACTGAACCTGTCGGAGAAGGATTGGAAACGGGGGAATATTTTACTTCAGATGATGAAATTACATGCGAAGAATGTTCCTCAATTAACATTGGTGTTAGAGCGATTAATTGTTCGACAGGTCAATATTCCGTATTTAATTTAACTCAAGAGGATTATGTCAGACATTATTACTCTTCCCCAAGAGAATTTTATGTTTTTAAAACTAATGGAGAGTGTTATTTCATTGCGAATCCATGTCCACAAAAACCAACAGATATTACTTCAACAATAACAAATTATTATGATATTTGTTTTGACTGTACACCTGACCCACCACCACCAATAAGTGCGGGAACTGAATATAATGTATGTGTTATTGATTGTAGTGGTAACACTATAACCATAACACCTCCACACCCTACTTGGACAAACGAACAAGGTCATGCGGTAGTTCTGTTAGATGCGATAGTATTAGGGGGAATAAACGGATTAAATAATTAAACGAGATATTTATAAATAAAATAAAAAATGGCAAATATATATTACTCAGGAACATCTTGTGTTGATAGTTCACCAATTGAACTTATTTCGGTTGAAGGTCTGTTAACTGGAAAAACATATCAAGATTTTAACTTAAATTGTGTTTCATTGACTTATAGTGCATCTACAAGTGGAGAAACTAACACAATATTCTTATACGGTCCGTTTGACGACTGTTCTGAATGTAACGCCCCGTTATCTGCGGGAACTGAATATAACGTATGTGTTATTGATTGTAGTGGTAACACTATAACCATAACACCTCCACACCCTACTTGGACAAACGAACAAGGTAAAGCGGTAGTCCTTTTAGATGCTATAGTATTAGGAGGAATAAACGGATTAAACTCGTAAACAATATGAAAAAAATAGTTAAACTAACTGAGTCCGATTTAAACAGACTTGTTAAAAGAATCGTTAACGAACAAGAATTCGATGATGAAATAGGTAAACCTAAATTTACCGTAGAACCACATATAAAAATGACCCCAAGAGAAAAAGATATCGAAGGGTTATTCGGGAGATATAGTGACCAAATTCCTGCAGATATCTTACGTTATATGAGAAAAAATCCTCAATTGGTTATGGACAGATTGTCCGTAATCTATGGTAAAGATTTTTTGAGGTATGCCGATAACGCATACATGAAAAATAATAAGTTCGATTTTTAACTCATATACTTTTATAATTGATATTTTTTGTATATCTTTGTTAATAGTAAAATAAACTATGAAAAAAATATTTAAACAGTTATATGTCAGATGGTTAATTTGGACGAGATATACAGGTCTAAAACCTATTGAAAAATTAACCGATAGCCAAAAAATTTGTTTGGGAATTTGCCGGTCTTTAATAAACCACCCAAATTCAAAATTCCTTATCGCTCCGTTATCAGGAGAACGTTATATTAAAAACTCCGAATTAGGATTATTTGTTATTCTTGACGATAAACGTGTTAGTGTCACAAATCATGTCTACCATTATGATGTTTCATTGTATGACAGAGAATGGGATAGACTAATAAAAATGTATGATAATAAGACAGAAGTTATACGACAACAATATAAAGAGGAAGTTAAATCTCAAATTAAACATTCTTTACGTACCATTTTAGATAAAATAGAATCTTCAGAGGGATTCCCTCAAAACACCCTTGATAAAATTCCTTAACGGATTTTCATCAACAGGCAGTATTTCAATCCACTCATTAACAGTGTGAACATCGTGTTCAGGAGTATGATAAGACCCGTCAGGATTTTTTTCCCAAACACCAACAACTTTTCTAATATTGTTTTTTAATGTTTTTTGTTTTTTCTTATGGTTAAATTCAGTATCAACAAACTCTTGGAATGGTCCCAAATGTTCTTTCCTCCATTTTTTTAATCCAATCTCCATAGGTCCATTATACAAACCTGAGGTTACGGTTGTTCCCGCCTCTTTAATTGGTACCATTTTAACCCCTTTACCTGGCGTTTGATTAATATTATTACCATCATCATCACTCAATGTTAAGTTAGGATGTTTCTTAAGATAGTCAGATTCTTTCTTAGCTTTACGTTCAATCTTAGAGGTTTGTTTCTTAGGTAAACTCATTTTACCATCGTAACTATCATAAGCCAACATTGCGTCATTATACTTCGATACAGGGACATTAAAAGGTTGTAAGGCAGTTTTATCAAACTCCTTTGTTCCGGGTTGCATAGGACCAACGTATGACCCTCTACTACCACTATCACCTGTTGCCTCTTTGATAATTTCTCGTTTTACCTTATTTAAAATATCTCTTAACATTCTGAAAATTATTACTTATACTTATAAATATCTTATACTATTAAAATGGAAGAACAAAAACTATTTGGAAAATTATTTAACACCATACCTCTATTAAATGAGGACCATCTGGATGTCTTGTTACAAACAATGGATAGAGACAACTCAATATACGTTCTAATTCAGGCGGTTAAGTATGCTCATGAATCGGGAACATACTCTTTGGGTGAATCTGAAGTAATATCTAAGTGTATTAGAACATTATCAAAAATAGAAGAAACTACTGAAGATGAGAAATAAAAAAGTCGATGAGGTTTTATCTTCATCGACTTTTTGTTTATTCGTTTTAATTATCTATGTAATTTAATCTTCTGGATTTACATCTTTTTTTGCGACTAATGCGACAGTTGTTGTAGTTGTTGTGGGTGCATTGTCTCCCGCAGGTGTTGCGGCCTTTATTGCCGCAGCTCTACCAGCACTCGATAAATCCATTCCTGTACAAGTTTTAATTGAGTTGTAAGTGTTATTCCCAAAAATCCCATCCTCTACAAGTTTTTGTGTTATTGTTTTACATTTGTCATTGATTTTAACTTGTACGTCTAAAACTTTTTGTTTACATCTTGTCGGATTTTTAGTTGACGTACAATCAACTTTTCTATCTGTTACAACAGGTGCGGGAGCAGGTGCGGGAGCAGGTGCGGGAGCAGGTGCGGGAGCAGGTTCGGTAACAGGTTCGGTAACAGGTTTGGTAACAGGTTCGGTAACAGGTTTGGTAACAGGTTCGGTAACAGGTTCGGTAACAGGTTTCTTCCACGCTTGTCTCAATCGACCCAAACGTCCACCTGAAGCAGGTGGAGTATTGGCTTCTTGTTCATTTAACTTATTTTTATACGAAGTATGTAAGTTTAAAATACTTTGTCTTTCTGATTCAGAAATTATTATACGTTTGTTCATTTTTATATTTTTTTATAATTTATTATAATTTACCTAAAACCGCATCTAACTCTGCGTCTGAAGGTATTGTTAATTGTTTAACTGTTGAGTTACTCTTTGGTTTAAATTCAGGGTCGTTACATGTATAATTAACCGTAGTACCATCAGTCAATTGTTTTCTACCATTACTGTAGTAGTAAGACCCATCAATTAAATACGTAAAACTACCGTCACTCAATTTTTCTTGTTTTGCCTTTGGGTGTTTTGGGACGCAAGGAAAATTTTTCCATTTTTCCATTTCGGACGTATCGGTAGTTCCTGATGTAGTTCCTGATGATGCGACAGGAGTTACGGTTGCAAGACTTTTATTTATCATCTGAACGATTTGGTTTTTCCTTTTAATTGTTGCATTATCTAATGTTGTCGTACCAACACCAGTAATGTCATTAACGAGACTATCACCATTTTCATCAAGACTATATAATGTAGTAATTCTTTTAATAGCCGGTTCAACTGTTGTAGCACTTAGGTCATCATCATTGATGGCAAATGAAGTTAAATATTTTGTTATCACACCATAAACCTCTGTGATGTCCTCACCGTCTACCCAACCATCCATCGCATTAACCAAAGTATTAACATCTGGTGTTAAATCGGCATCAGTGAATGGGTCATCTTTAGTCCCTGTCCCTTCAGTAATTAACTTTTTATTGTTCTCAGTAAGATATTGTTTTTTAGTGGCATCTTTATGAAGATTTAAAATCCTATCAGATTCTTCTTCATTTAAAAAATATAATTTTTTCATACTTATTTCTGTTTAATATATAAATATCTGTTTTTTCAAAAAAAAGTTGTGGATTCAATATATTTGCTTATCTTTGTAATGTGATTAAGGGAAACAATTAAGATACAGTTAATCACAACGAGTTAGAACGAAACAATCCTAACTTATCGGGTGGAATGGAAGACGATTCAGATACAACGTCCACCCCTTTTTTATCTCCACAAAACCAATTGATTTTTACCAACTCTAAACGGATTACTTTCAGACTCTCTAAAAGCAGTACTAAATAATAAGGTCCAACTTGAACCCCCATTATGAATCGGTATGATTGGTAGAGCCAATTCCCACTTGTTTGATTTAATTACAAAAGCGTCACCGTCATTAATTTCACGGTAAACAATTCTTTCCGCAATCTCTCTAACAAATAAGGCAACAAATTCTTTTACCTCTAAATTAGTAATTTCTCGTTGGTTATACGTATCGTTTAATTCAGGTCTTGTTGACCTATCAGAAGAATGGGTTGTTCTTGAAACCTCAAAATTGAACTGAGTTTGTATCTCATGTACAATTTGAGCAATTCTTTTCTCTAATAATAGATTCTCCTTAATTAGTTCTCTTAAAGCATTCATATAATATAAATACTCTTATTTTATTATTCTTTGAGTTGTCCCGTCACTATAAACGACAATTATTACACCTAATGCGTCTGATTCATTAATTTCTTGACCCAATAAGTTAAAATATTTAACTATTGTCTTTGGTTTAGTTCTATTATCTAAACCAATAATATCATATTTTTTTGATTTACCGTCATAATCGAACTGTATCAATCTATAGTAATTAATCGTATACTCTGTAAATAAATCAACATAACTGTAATCTAACACACTTGTTGAGTTACCTGACGCATTTACTTTACCCACCTGTGACCAACTTATCCCATCAACACTTCTTTCAATAATATAATGACTTGAGTTAATTTCAGATGCGGTGGACCATTGTAATACATTATATTTAGGGTACGATACACCATTAAAATATAACAATTCAATCGGTAGGGGACCGATTACTGTCTCATACAACTGAAAATTATCCATCCACCATTCTTCCCCTAAAGCGTTGGACCTTGTAAAGATGTCTATGGCAATATTAGAAGTGTTCGGTGGGATATTTAATCTTATGACAGAATACCCGTCACCTGTAGAAGTCCTATCTCCACCCGCAGACGGACCAATTGTTGTTAACACACCATTTGCGGTTTTAGTATAAGTAGCATTTGTGTTATAGTTCCAATACGCATTATTATTACCTGTAATTTGTAATTCGTTATTATATACTGTACCACCATTAGTACTTAATTGAACGATAATATAGTCACCAACGTCCACACCCCTTGTAGCGTTAGTTGAGGTAAATCTATACGACGCCAATCTAAATGTGAAATAATAATCGTTATATGGGTCAACAACTAAATTTGGAAACGAATACCAATCTGACTCATATCCCGATGTTCCACCACCCAAACCATAAAGTGCCGCACTTGCACTTGGACTAACAGATGCGTTAGTGTAATATCCCGCAGTTGGTGCTGGCGTCCACCATATTCCTGACCAATCAAGACTATAAGTCTCAACATAATCGTATTTATATAATGTTTGAGAAACAGATATGTTTGTTAATAAAACTAATAAACTTAATAATAGATTTTTCATGATTAATGTTTTATTATAAATATATAACAAAAATTATATATACATCGGATAAGTGAGTTATGATGAATAAACCATACGATTTAATTATCATACATAAAAAAACATTTTTTTAAATAATTTTATTTGATTTTTTTATATTCTCCTCACCCCACATAGGTTGAAGATTGCCCAATGACCAACATTTCATAAACTCCTCATCACCCATCTCAACAATGTTAAAAGACGAGATTGGTTTAATGTGGTCAACGTGCCATTCGCCATAATTTCCCCATATCATATCATCCTTAAATTGTAATTCTAAATGTTTTATTAGTTCTTCAGGTGTGTATTGTAATACATCAAAGTAATGACCATATTTGTCCACATTACTTTCTTTTAATACGGTGTAAATTGCAGTCCTGAAATTACTAATTAATTTATAGATGGGGTCAGACGCCTTACGATTTCTTTCGTAATCTCGTTTGATTTGACGAATTTTATCAACATTATTTTCTCGGTATTCTTTAATGTATTTACTTAAATGTTCTTTATTTTGTTCTGCCCATTTTTTGTGATTTTCACTTTTTCTTTTTTTTGTTTCGGGTTTTGATTCATATTTTTTCATAGAAACTTCTCTACCACCAATATTTCTTCTACCTGATGGTCCTATAATAACACCATTTTCTTTTAATATCCTTAAAATTGTTGGTTTACTAATTCTTGTTTTTTTTGAAATTGTTTGTGACCCCAATAAATCTTCATTATACATTTTAAGTATAATATTTAATTCCGTTTGTGTTGGTATAATTTTTTTCATATAATATAAATATATGTTAACTATACCAAAAAATCAACTATTATAATTTTTTCATAAAAAAAGGGACAATTTCTTGTCCCTTTAGTATTATTTTTTAAGATTTTGATTATCTCAATTCTCTTAAATCGAATGTACGAACACCATCAACGGTAATTCTTGCATAAAATCTGTTGTTGACCATTTTTTTCGCGTAACGTGTCATTATACCTTTAATCGGTGTAAAGTTGAACGGATTATACATTGTAGGTGTTAATTGTAATGGTACGTATGGTGCGTAGATGTAACCTGTGTCTAACAATGATGTTCCTTTGTGTCCAATCAAAACTTGGTTTGGTGGAAAGTAAGGGTCACGGTAAACTTGGTAACGACCAGCTAATGTACCAACTCTTTCAATACCCATGTTGTATTGGTCTTGTTCAGGAGACGCGTTAGATACGTGGAAGTATTCTAAATCATCAAAAATCGCAGAAACTTCAGAAGAAACAACAATCCAGTTAGCTCCACCTCTTAAAGTAGATTTGTGAATTTGTGCTGACAACTGATTAATCGCAGTGATTAATGTTTGGTTCCAGTCTTTTTGAGTGTAGTTAGTTGTTGCAGAAATTCTTCTCCAACCGTTGTAATCCCAACGTAAGTTCCATGCCGCACCTTTACGTAAATCTCTAAGGATTTCACGGTCGATTTCAGCCGCAACTTGTTCAGATAATAAAGCCGTTAATTCAGCTTCAGCATCGATGTTGTGGAAAGCCGCAACGTCTTGAGCTAACTCAGGAGACCATTGTGCTCTTAATTTTCTTTCAGAAACAGAAACTGTAACAGAATCCAATTCGAAAGAAACTTCTCCGATTTTGTCTTCAAATTCCATTTCTTTGTAACGTCTGAATACCGTACTGAATATATCTTCTGCAACAACACCAAGAGTAGTTCCTGTGTAACCATCTAAAGTATCAGAACCACAAGTTGCACATGCTGGACATGATAAATCAACTTCTAAATAGATACAACCATTTGGTGAACAGATGTTATTGAATCGACCATTATTACCTTCACTTGGCCATGGTGCTTGTAGCGTACTGTTTAATCCTGACACAATTCCTTGACCGTATTGTTGAGTAACAACTCTGAACAATAATGATTTACGGTTATGAGCAGAATCAAAAACATTTTGACATTGTGTTGATGCAGTACTTGCAGACCATGCCGCTGAATTCCAAGCAGTGTTAGAATAAATTCTTAAATCTGATAAGAAAGTTTCAGAATCATATTCGTTACCATCAGGTCCGATTAATTTTCCTGAACCTGTATCAGCAAATCCACACATAGAAACAATTACTTTTCTAACGTTTTGACCGTCAAGTATTGTTGGGTCAGCCGCCTCAGATAAAGGAATTAAACCACCATTTTCCCAAACTTGGATAGTTGCTACAGTAGTAACTGCTGACCATTGTCCTTTAGAGTAATCGAATAAACCTGGAGGGTCTAATTGTCCTTCATTTCCTTCGTAGAATAAATCGTAAAGATTTTTCTTGTAAGTAGGGTTATAAGTACCAGTACCTGAGTTGTAACCTAAACCTTCTTGTGCTTCGTCCACAGTTAAACCACCAGCCGCTCCAACTGGACCGTAATGGTTACCTGATTTACCATCGTAAGGTGGAGTGTTATCTGGTAGTTGAGCAGTTCCATCAGCATACCCTTGAATTTTAGGTACGAAGTAGAACAATTTACCGATTGGTAAGTTCATAGCTTGTACAGAAACGATATCATTCGCTAATAATTTAGAGAATACACGTCTAACGATAGGGAAAACAACAGTTTCAAATGAACCTGATGAACCTTCTGAAGTAGCTTCGTTTATTAAGTGAGACGCTTGATTCTCATATAACTGAGCTACGTTCTCTTTTAGGTGACCTTTAAGGCCTTCTAGGAATCCTAATTTATCCCATTTGTTAATTGTATCTTCTTTGATAACTTTAAGGTGTTTTAACCCGATATTACCAACAAGACCTGATTCTAATAATGCTCCCATTTTAGTATTTTTTTTTGTTTTGTTTTAGTTTATTTTTATTTTTTATTTCATTTTAGACATTAAGTCTTTCATTCTAAGGAATTGAGGATTTTCATAAGTTTTGTTCTCAATTAAGTTAATCGCTGAACCTGTCGTTGGTGCGTTTTCAATTTTACGCTCAAATGATTCATTCATTGA